GTCAGCCGTGGCGTTCGTTATTTTGTAATCGGGATACAGCCGGACCGCGTTGTCCTTTAACTGCCGTTTACGCTCAGTATACCCCATCTTAGGCTTCAACCCCCGGAGACCTTTCTGCCACGACTTAGGACCAACGAGGTTGACTGGTACGTCCATCCCACGAAGAACACCCACCTCGAAACCGAAGTTATACCCCAATTTGAAACTACTCGCGTTGGATGTCGCACGACTTACATAAGAGGGGACATCTTCTACGTAAGCTGTTGCTTGATGGTCCTTGGTCAACAGCCGACGGGCGAAGGTGATGAACTCATGCTCAGTGGTGAATTTTTCAAGCTCCAGGGTACCATCGGCACTATCATAAAGAGCCATCCCACCACCGACGCCGGGGTCAACGGTCAAGATTTTCACTTATCGCAAAGGTAGCAAGGCCCGTGACCCGGTTCGGGACAGCTATGGGAAGCCACCGTACATGGGTGATTGCACCCGGCGAAAGCACTTACTATTAGGAATACTAGGACTTTCAGGGTACTCATGACTTACTCTTAGCCGCCATCTTCTCGAGGTATTCAGCCACCGCCTGCCGGACAATTTGAGAGGGTGTTGAGTAGCGCTGTTTCGCTAGTAGCTTTATTTTATATAGCAGGTCGTCGTCAACCCGTATGTTTACTTGATTATCTAACGGCATAGATAGGTTATACCATGTATTACATAAGCGATGCAAGAGATCTTTTTGTGACGTATTGCTTGACGCCAGTAACGTTTTAAAGCAGGTCAACCGCAACCGCTTACAAAAACTCAACATTTGGCTAAGATATACATATGCCACTACGTAGACGAAACAGACGCAGATCATCCATTCGGAAGCCTCGAGACTACAAAAGGGAGTACCGGAGGTATCACGGCCGGCCAGACCAAAAAAAGAGGCGGGCTCAGAGGAACGCCGCTCGAAGAATCATGACAAAGGCGGGTCGGGTACGGAAGGGCGACGGCAAGGATGTAGACCACAAAGACCGAAACACCGGTAACAATAGCCGGAATAACCTGCGGGCGGTACCGAAATCCAAGAATCGTTCCTTTAAGCGGAAGTAACGTTTTAACGTTCGGGAAACGGTTGGGGCTTAAAAACGTAAAATCACAAAGTCTTTATAGGCAAGGAATTCGGGAATCATTTTACGTTTTTACGTTTTTACGGTAGAAAAACCCCTCGGTAATATCTCACAGGACACACACCATCAGAGAACCCCTTATATTATATATACTATACTTTCTATATATTAAAACGTAAAAACGTAAAATAAGGTATAAGGTTTTCAAGGCCAGCAGTTTATAAATTACGTTTTAAGTAAAAAAACGGATCTAAAACGTATAAAACGTAAAAGGAACGCCGCCGGCACCCTACAGGAATATATAAATTTGTCCAGAGAACTATCATACAGGCGCTTTAGGGCTCCTAATTTAAATTAATAAATGTTATAAGGTGTAGGATTTGGGAGTATAGGGAGTTTGTAGATCTGTACCTATGTCCAAGTCCGAAGAACGCCGAAACGCGTCCACTTCTGCAATCCATCCAATAAGACACAAGATCTATGGGTACGTGGTAAGCCCTGTTTACCGCATTAGTCTCAACGTTGATAAGAAACGTTACTACAGCAATCCACACTGATAACAAAACCAACCCGCTATCTAGTCATGACCTAGCTATGCAAAAATTCCACATCGTAGAAATACGATGATCCAGCTATTACTCATCTAGAAAACACCGGACCGGAGTATGTCCGTCTCAATAACTGCTCTTTAGTGAACAAACATCGTCGAAACACGATGACCCAGCGATCCTTAATCCAACATCATAGCATACGCTATCGGGCGACATCCTTCGCCCAAAGATCGGCAACGATCATGGTTGGTCCTGAGTATGACCTTAAACTGCTCTTTTTTTTTAACCGTGAACTAACACACAACCACGAAACCAATGAAACCAATGACACATCTAATACGCGAGTGGGATGGCTCGCTCAACCATATCCATCTCCAGTACGGGCCCGCAAACAGCAACCATTGCTGGATGACCTACCCGGACGGAACCTGCCACAAGGTTACCATAGCTTACTTCAAATCAATCGTAATACCCGAACCCAAACTAGCATGATCATAAAAATCTCTAGAAAAACGCTCAAGGCCGTTGTACCTATTGCCCTTGAGAAGCACGAACGTCGATATGGCAAGCTCGAGAATCGGAACATACCCGGCTTCATTGCCGACCTATCCAGATCTCCAGTCTTTCGACTTCACGAAGCTAACCACAAAAAATCCAATGTCTAGTCCACTTGGGGATCCGGAGCAGATCCGAAAACTGCTGACCGAAGAAGGAATCGTTGAATCCCTTGATTCATCGAAACAATTCATCGACCGGCTCAAAGACATAGGTCTAGAGCACTTAACCGACAATGATGATTTTCTAACCACCGCGTTCAAAGCACTCGTGGGCGGAGAGATGCTCATTGTCATTGACACAGAACCCACACCATTCACCAAACAGAAGACCATTGTCTTCACTCAATCCAACGTCTAACTATCATGCAGAACACATATACACCAACCGTTACCACCCACAAAACCGCTAACCTCGTAACCATCTCCCCCCGCGAAGCTCAACGCCTCCTCGACCTCCCCCGGAGAAACAGAGTACTGGCCCAAAAACACGTCGACAAACTAGCCCAAGCCATGCTTGACGGCGAGTGGCAAGAAAACGGCCAAACCATCTGCGTCGGACGCAATTCCGACGGCAGTGAAATCCTCATCGACGGCCAGCACCGGTTGTCCGCTTGCGTTAAAGCCAACCTTCCACTCCGGACCTACATCGTTAAGAACCTTGATCCCAAGGTATTCGATACGATCGATTCCGGAAAACGTCGTAGTATGTCCGATGTCCTCGGTATTCTCGGCTATGAAAACTCTGCCCTGTTGGCCTCCGCAGTTGTTCTCTTCGACCAGTATACGAACCAGACCATCAAAGTCGGTGGCAAAGGCATGAAGTATCCCAATGAGTACGCCAAAACCCTCATGGATATGTACCCGGAAATGCCTAAGTCAGTTAACTTCATCGCCCCCCTGAAGAAGCAATTGCCCATCGCCGGTTCCATCTGCGCCACGGCCCACCGCATCTTTGCCGATATCGATGAAGAAGAAGCTGACGACTTCCTCGTTAGATTCGCTAAAGGTATTGACCTTTCCGAAGACAGTCCCATCCGGCACTTCCGTGAACAGATGTTTAAGGTCCGTTTCGATAAGCAACCTTGGACTAGGTACGAAGCCCTAGCCGGCCTTATCAAGACCTGGAACCATGTCCGCTTTGACCGTCCGGTTTCACGGTCAGTTACCCGTTACTTTGGCCCAACATCTGGGTACCCTCAGGCCAAGTAACTATTCTTGAGAGGGCAGTACTACGCCTAGTAGGTTTATCCTTGAAAGCTTTATCGAGTGTGGCGGCTCGACCTCTCATCCCTTTCCGAGTGCGTAGAAATATGCACAAAACCACAACAAATAAGCAACATACATACTATGCAAAATGCAATACTCAACCTAATGGAAGGTGCAACCGAAATCAAAAGCCTCACCCAAGCTCAAATATGCCAAAACGTGCTTGAGATCCTAGTCGATATGAACAAGAAGCATTATTCGTTCGAGTTCGCTCACCGCGATGCTGTCCAACAATATGCAAAAGATCGTTTCCTCGAAAAACATGGAACCCTGGAACCACAATCTTGGCAAGCAGACGCTTACGATCTCGGTTGTACCTCCCCCATTACTCTACGCGCAAGCTTAGACCGTTGCCACTATAGCATAAGTTAAACCGCTTCGAGAGTGGGTCCAATCCCCACTCTCCCCTTTAAACCCACACTAACCTACATAACTAAATATACTATCATGAACCTAGTTGATTCAGTACGTGCGAGCACCAACAGCACTCAAACCCAAAATGGTGCATCGAGCAACAAGTCCACCTTAGACGCTTGTCTGGACATGTTCTCTCGTATCGGAGCTCTCCGACACGATGTCGTATCCGCCCTCAAACTCTTCAAGAATGCCCTTGTTGAAAACCCTGTACTTGCAGTTGCCCTTCTGTTCTACACCCGCGATATCCGTAATGGTATGGGTGAACGGAACATCTTCCGGGTATGCATGGACTTCTTGCTCACGGCCAAAAATCGTGACTGCCAAGATATCTACAACGCTGTTATTGGATTTACTCCAAACTATGGCCGTTGGGACGATGTAATCCGGCACTACGAGCTTAACGCCACCGTTCGGCAAAAGGTTAAGCACCATCTCAGTCTTGATCTTGCCGCCTCCGAGCTTGGCCAAGAATGTACCCTTCTTGGTAAATGGTTACCTAGCCTAACCGCTAGCAACCGTACCCAGAAAGCATTAGCGAAAGCTATCTGCCATGACCTCGGTTGGACACAGAAACAATACCGTAAGAATCTCCGTAAGTTACGTGAGCATCTCAACGTTGTTGAATCCAAGATGTGTTCCGGCCGATGGGAAGAGATTGATTACGCTGCCGTGCCTAGCCAAGCTATGCTCCGGTTACGCTCTGCTTTCGGTAAGCATGATCAAGAACGTTTCAACACTTACATAAATAGTGTTGAAAAGGGTGAAGCTAAGATCAATGCCGGTACCCTTACTCCGGATCAGATCATCAAGCAGATCATGCAAGACAAGGACCAGTCTGCCGGAGATCCAGCCCTGAACGCATTATGGGATAACCTTCCTACCTTTGGTGAACCCCAAGACACCATCGTAATGGCCGATGTATCCGGAAGCATGTATGATGAATTTGATTCTATCTTTGTTTCCATCGCATTAGCTATGTACATGGCTGAACGAAATGTCTCCGGACATTGGCAGAACAAGTTCATGACCTTCACCGATGAGCCGGCTCTAGAGGTAATCAACCCTCTTAACTCGATTGATCAGAAGCTCGAGGCGCTAAGCTCTGCCGATTGGGGGATGTCTACCAACATCGAAGGTGCTGTGAAGACTCTGATCGACAGCGCTGTTGAGGCCGAATGCGAACTTCCGGACAATCTAGTTATTGTATCCGATATGGAGTTCAATGCCGCCACCGATAACTACTACGGGAATAGTCCCACCAACCTCGATGCTATGCGTACGCATGCAGAGATGGCCGGTCTTACCCTTCCAACCATTGTGTTCTGGAATGTATGTTCTCGCGGTAATCAAGTACCTGCTACCAAGAATGACGACGGTGTCATCCTGATTAGCGGTCGCTCACCCACCATCCTGTCCATGGCTTTTAGTAATGACTACAATCCAGAGTCCTTCATGAAGGCCGCTGTTCTCGATAACGAGCGTTATGCTCCTATTGTGAACGCTATCGATAAGCTGAACCTCAGCTTTAACTCTTGGGGCGTCAAAGCCCCGTAACCACGCACCTGCACCCGGACGCTGTCAAGCGTCTTTTCAGCCCGATTCACGTACTATCATAGGTTTCTGTCGTCCTATGGTATGCGTGGGTCGGGCTCTTTTTTTTTAACATGAAATCTTTTTATAACCACAAAGCAGATTGGGGCACAATCCTGGTCTGCTTATTAATAACCATGGCAATTGGTTACTGCCAAAATCCTACGAACCATGAAAGCAATAAACCAAAATCAAATCACCAACTTCAATCGAAGTCCGAGTGATCTACTACTGTTCCTGCTATGGACTACTACCGTAGCCGGCAAACGATCAGATGTACAGACTGCGAAGTTTAATCGTCTGTTCAAAAACCGAGATCTAACAACCCTCGACCTCCATGGAAATGCACTACGCAAAATCATGAAAACCGTTGGGCTTGGCCAATACGATCGTCTATCCAAATGTTGGAAGTCTATTCGCAATACGTTCAAGAACGGTGGTCAACTATATACCATCAATCGTAATGAACTGACTAACATACCCGGAATCGGCCCCAAGACAGCTAGCTTCTTCATTGCTCACAGTCGTGAATATGCCGAAGTAGCCGTACTCGACACCCATGTACTAAAATGGTTAAAGCTCGAGTGGCCTAATGCCGAGATACCCGACACCACACCTCAAGACGAAAACTACTATCAAGATCTTGAAGCTCTATTCCTTGGCCGGTCATGTCAATTAGACATGTCACCTAGTGAATTAGACACAGCTATATGGCAAGCTTATGCCAACAACAAACCAGAACAAGCACCCAGATACCACAACTACCATGCATAACCGTACTAAAATACTAGATCTCATCCGTTCATTCGGCAGTAACATATTCCATGTCTGCTGGATTAAGAAAGACGGGTCAATCAGAACCGCTAACGTCCGACGATACGTCAAGAAATCCATCAAAGGAACCGGCCGTAGAGTCTCTCAACCGGATAACTCACTACTTCCTGTGTACCTCATGCATAACCTGCGTGGATGGAACACCTGGGAAAACGTGACCGCTTGGCGAGCTCTCAACTTAGACACCATACTATACGTCAAATGTAACGGTAAAGTTCATCACATAGATCCGGATCCTATCTCCGATCCTGTGGACACAGCCATAACCAACACCAACGATCATGGCCTCCAAACCACGGAAGAGAAAATATAGATTCTTCTTCCATTACAATAAACCAAACAAATGCCTAACCGTACATTGGCGAGGCAAATGTTTATTAACCCAAAACATCACTGTTTCAGTACCTACTGAATCAAAACACAACAAGTCTCAACCTTTAATAACTATCCAAGGTTGGGCCTATAACGTAAACCATACACCACAACTAACTATAATATCATGAGCGATAATAATAGACTATATCTACACTGTGGAGGTACCGGAGCTAACTACTCCGATGTATGCTCCATCGAAACGCCAGCGCCTACCGCTACTCACTACCCGATACCGCATGAGACCCTGCTGAACACCATCGATAATGTTCTTAACAAGCATAGTCTTACTATCACTGACCGGCATTACGGATTGAATCATGAAGGCAATGATCTCTTTGCCCTCTACAATATCGAACGTCAGGATTCCGAAGGTAACGGTACCTTCCAAAATGTTGTCGGTATCCGAAACAGCCACATCAAACACTTCAGTGCCGGATTGGTTGCCGGATCACGCGTATTCGTATGCGATAACCTGGCCTTCACCGGTGAAGTTAAGATGAATCGTAAGCACACCCGTCACATCCTCCGGGATCTAAGTAGTCTGATTGGCCACATGGTTCTTCAAGTCGTTGACAAATGGAACTACCAAGAAATCCGGTATGAAGCCTACGCCGACACAACCCTGAACGACGTCCAGGCCCACGATGTCATAATGCAAAGCATGCGAAACAAAGCTTTGCCCAGCTCTAAGCTTGAAGCTGTCATCGAGGAATGGGACAATCCCCAGCATGAGGCCTTTGAACCTCGTAACTGCTGGTCTTTGTTCAATGCCTTCACTGAAGTTCAGAAGACGTCTCCATCAATGCTTACCGACCGGTCTATCCGATTGCATAACACCTTCACCGATTACTGTAAGGATGCCATCGATGCCCGGATTGATTCCACTAATGAATACGAAGAGGCCGTAGCAGAGGCCGTTGATTTCGAGTTGGTATAATTGTGAACCCCGCCGGAGCCTACAAGATCCTGCGTAACAGAGAGAAATACTCTGCTGCGCAGGTTCGAGAGGCTCTGGAAATTAAAGCCGAATGCGAATCATTTGTATTATGCCCGAGTTGCAAAGAAAACTATATCAATAAACGCGCATTGCGTTTCAAAATAGCATGCTTCTCATGCACGAAATGGTTTCGCAAAGGTCACAACCTATATGACTAAGTCAAAGATACAGCCATCTCTAAAATGGAATCAAGGTAACATCAAGCTACCTTCCCGAGTATTGCACTTCAGCCTTCCATCTGGACACAGCTGCCCAGCAGCGATGCAATGTCTCGCCCGCGCCGATGCCCAAACAGGCAAAATTACGGACGGACCTAACCAAATCTACCGTTGCTATGCCGCCATGCAAGAAGCAAGGCACAAGCACATACGCAACCTAAGGTGGAATAACTTCAATATCCTACGTCGACTAGGGCACAAGAAGATCCTGAAACTACTATCAGAATCCCTCCAACCCCTACACGATACATATATTGAAAATCATCAACAACGACCAATCGTCAGAGCTCATGTCGGAGGTGACTTCTTCAAAGAAGATTACTTCCTCGCATGGATGGATTTAGCACGCCTGTTTGATCCTACCCAATTCTATTCCTACACCAAACGAATAGATCTTTGGGTCATGCACATGAACTTAATACCAAGCAACTTCGAGCTCAATGCTTCACGTGGTGGCAAGTTCGATGACCTCATCGATATCCACAAACTAAAATCAGCTGAAGTAGTATACTCACTCGAAGAAGCAAAACAGAAAGGACTAGAACTAGATCATGACGATTCCCACGCCTACAAACCCGGACGATCCTTCGGACACCTCATCCACGGATGCCAACCCGCAGGATCATCCGCATCCAAAGCCCTCCAAGCTCTCAAAAAAGAGCACAACTGGACCGGGTACAACACTACGGACAATTCCCAGAGCGTGCAAAAAGCGTATAACAAGATTCTTCAACAGTCTAACAAATGATGTTGTTTTGAAATACGTTAAGGATTGGACTAAAATCCGACCCTCTACCCCACGACAAGCGTTAAACCGATGGCGCTTTGCTTACTGCACTGTTCACACCCCTTGGGAACGTAGTTGCGAACAATACGATCAAATCAAACACGAAGATACCACAACTCCCATATCCAAGCTCGAAAAACTACTATCATCGAGCTCCGGGGGTATGTTCAACATCAAAGCCACTGGCATTAATGGACTACATTACCAATGGAATACAAACCCATTGGCCTTTGTACCCAACGCCGATTGGCAACAATGGCGTAACGAACTCATGTCGAAGTTACCAAAGCTTGGCCCAGCCAAGACCAGCTTCGCCATTGAAATGTTACACCCAACCACAGCTCAATGCATATGCCTTGATCGACATATGTTGAAAGCATTCGGATGGACACAAGTAGATCAAACCGTGTCCATTCCACAATACCAGTACTACGAAAACTACTGGATCACCAAATCAAACGAGAAGAACATTCCACCTGTCATCAGCCGGAATATCTTCTGGGATCAAATCCAACAACAGCCCGACTCACTATACTGGGCAAACTACCTAATAGAATCATGAATACAAACACACCACCACCATATCTGATTACAGATAATTGCATAACGCTCTCCTACGAAGGAGAATCATACACAATACCGGCCACAGCCGTTAACTACCCGGACCTAAAACGTTGTCTGCTTGATGGGCACTATGACGAAATCAAAGACCATCTGAATCCCGGTAAGTCCTTAGCTAAGATAAGTGAAGGCCAAATTACCATCCGAGATAACAGCATATACTACAGGAATGAACCGGTAAACAACGCCGCTGCTCAAAAACTGCTCAACCTACTCGACGACGGCCTCGCCGATCCACGACCATGGATGCGCTTCATTGAAAAACTTATGCAGAACCCCAGCTACAACAGCCGGAAACAACTGTATAAATTCCTTGAACATTCCAACATGCCCATCAATGAAGACGGCGATGTCATCGGATACAAAGGTGTCAACAACGACTATACCGACATCTATTCCGGTAAGTTTGATAACAGCATCGGTTGCATCAATCAAATGGATCGCGCCAATGTAGATGATTCTGTTGACCACGGTTGCTCAGCCGGATTCCATATCGGATCCCATGAATATGCTGACAGCTGGGGCCACAACGGTCGCCTAATGCAAGTATCCTTCAACCCTAAAGATGCTGTATCGGTACCTCACTGTTCAGAATACCAAAAGCTTCGTGTCTGCCGATACAAAGTTATCGGTGAATGCCATGCCCGGGAAAAGCTTGACGACGGCCTATACTCTGGAGATCAAAATCGTTCTGATGAGATCAACAAGTATATCCATAAAAAGATCAAGAAGGGTAAACCTATCCTCTTCCGGAAAATGGCCAAGAAGTTTCGAAACATATCCCCCGATGAAGTGCACCGGGCACAGGAGTTTCAAGACATCTACCACGAAATCTACATCGACTGGTCTGACACTCATAACGATTACATAATCACACCCTATTTAGGTTAGTAATCATGGTTGGACCTGAGCATGTCCATATAAAAGGCTCACCATACTATTAACCACCAAACTCACACACTATGAAATTATCCACACCCGAACACACACGTTCAACAAACCTAGCCAATGCTTCCGGCTTTGGTATCCAAAAAGAAGACATGTCCCATGTCATAGGAATACTAAGATCAAAGATCTATTCCAACAAATGGCTCGCTGTCCTACGCGAATACTGCACCAACGCTATTGATGCTCATGTTGAAGCAGGCATCGAAACAACCCCCATCAAAGTAACCCTGCCGACACTATCATCACCGGTCATCAAGATTAGAGATTATGGTTCCGGCCTAACCGACGAAGAAGTGCGCAAGATTTATATCATGTACGGCGCTAGCACCAAACGTTCATCCAATGACTACACCGGATGCCTAGGTATTGGTTGTAAAGCCTTCTTCTCATACACAGACCAATTCACAATAAGCACCTTCGATGGCCAAAATCGTAACGATTACACAGCCGTCATTGATGAATCATCACAAGGTGAATTGTTCCATGTCGCAACAGTACCCGCACCCGGTGAACAAGGTGTTGAAGTCTCCGCCGCGGTTCATAACCAAGATGTCCAAGAGTTCGAAAAGTATGCCCGTGAATTATTCCCATACTTCAAGGTCATGCCCGAATGCAATATTGATATCAAGCCCCTAGACATCCTCAGCACTGGTGACAATTGGTTCCTACTTAGGACCGAAGAAACCGGATACTACCGCAACATGGGTAAGACCAAAGCACTCATGGGTAACATACCTTATGAAATAGACGTTGATAAAATCTCCAGTAATTTCAAAGGTAATAGCAACATCCTGGCCTGCAAGAACCTCATTATTAAATTCAATGTTGGGGCTCTTGACATTGCAGCATCCCGGGAATCCTTAGAGTACACCCCCCGCACCTGCCAAGCTATTGAGATCGAAGCAAACAAAGTCCTGCAAAGCTTACAAAAACAGCTAACCAATGACATTGCCGGATCCAAAACCTTCATAGAAGCCTGTCACACCGCAGAAACTATCATCAGTTCATTGCCTGACGCCATTCGCGAAAAAGTATTCATGCATGCCAAATGGAATGGTAAAGACTTATTGAAGTTCTTCTCGGCCCCACTAGCTATCGTAGCCCACGTACGCAAGCATAGATATCGTTCCGGAGACTATGTAAACAGTAAGTCCGAAGAGACTCATCTAAAGATACGACCTAAGCATTACTACTGCCGGTATAATCCCGATAAGATTAGCCAAGCCCAAGCAACACGCCGGGTACGCACACTACAACACGAGGCCGGGTGGGATAAAGAATCTGTCTACTACATGATTCCAATGAAGAAGATTAATACCATCTCAGGTATCTACACCCGGGAACAAGTCGCAACAGCTGTCCCCCTCGCAGTACTGAAAGGTAACATCCGGGTCAACCTATCGACCGGATATACTACCGAGTTCGATTGGACACACCTAAAAGATGACCTCATCAACCTCAAGCATATCGAACCCCTCAAAGCCCAACGCACTAAGAAGAACGCCGATGGTACGCCTACTGAATATGTTAAGATTGATACTTGTCATTTAAGGCCAAGTAAAACTGCTAACGGACGCATCATTAAACACGACGTCATCAACAAATGGAAAAACCCACTGACCGGTGAAGAGAAATATCTATATATCCCTCTTGATCGATTCTCTTGGGATGGAGGAATCTATAACCTAGAAGAAGACCGGTTCGAACAACTGATCACGGCCATCGAAATGATCTGCAACCGATACAATGCAGAAATGCCTACAATCCATGGAGTCAAGAAGCATTACCTTAGTAAGCTTACTGATGAATGGATGACCATCGATGAGTGGTATAAAGAATGGTTCTCGATAATCAAGAACGCCAACCGGAAAATGTTCAAGCTGGCCTCATGGGCAAATGTAACATGGAACATGCAACACACAGAAGAACGGTGCTTTAATCAGATCAAAAGGCATAACACCTTCCCCCGATCTAAAGAGTTCTTCCTATTGCTTGATTGGTCTGACTTCCTCAATACTGTCCGACATCGCTACACTAAGGACGATCTACCAGACAAGCTAACCTCATGGGAAGCATCTACTATCGGATGGGTGGCCCAATGGTTTGGTCTACGAGATCGAGTAGATGAACCGGAAACTATGTGGGAAGCTATAACCAAGGCTCACCCAATGCTCAAATACCTAAACGTCGGATGGCAAGTCGACAAGAAAGACGCCGCTCGCGATATCCTCAACTACCTACAACGATGACAACACCAGCACAAATACCACTACCACTGCCAATCATCTGGTTGAGCAGTCGGAAACTCAGAGCCAACATATCCCCCGAAGACGAAGCTCAAATGGAGATTATTCCAAGCTCAACTCGAAAATGCGATATGAAGAATGGTCTATACATATATCCGGAATACAATTCCATATGCTTTAGACTGAATTGGTCCCGAGTTAATCAACAACACCAATACACATACCATGCGCACGCATCTACTAACTGGTATCCCACATCCAAAGCTCATCCCAATTGGCCGGAGTTGTCCCAATCAACAGGACAATACCCAACAATGGAGCATTTCGCCTGGAAACTTGATACGATGCGTAAGCTCAGCCCACTAGCAGAACGCCTATACGACATAACCTAAGTCAGATGTGTCCAGAGTACTATCATACAGGCTCATCCAATGACTTTCGTCATGTCCATATTATAATTAATAAATATTATAAGGTGTTCACTAAACAATAACCTAAAAGAAAGGATATATGAAATCATATAAGTCTTCTGGTACCACTCAGTGGTTACCCGCCGGTGTACATACCGGCACCGTAAGTTCCTTTACGGATAATGCGCTCGTCTGCGAAACGCAGCCCGACCACAAAGGCATGGTGAAGTATCACCACGCCGACGACGCCATTGGAAATGGCGCTCGTTGGGACGGGTCGATTAACGACCCCGTCGAGTTCGCATCCCCGCAGGAAATGCTTACGATCAAGCAGCAGATCAAGTCTGCTCTTGCCGCTGGACAAGCGGTGCATGTCCAGTTCCGGATTACGTCTTCGCCGAATCCGAAGTACGATCCCAACCGAGTTGGGTCTCGTCCCCAGACCGATAACATCGATCTGATACGTGTTTTGAACCCTCAACCGGGCTCCACACAAGTGGCACAGGCCGTCCCGGCTGTTGTACCGGCGCAGCATACGCTGACGCCTCCACCACAGGCGACATAGTCCCCTAGGACTTGCGTCCATCTCCACGCCAAGGTCGTGGAGGTGGGCGCTTTTTTTTGTCTTGAGACTTGGTCAAGTCCAATCCATTTTTCTGTTGACTTAGCCCATTAGCACACATTATCCTCCCTACAAGTGCTCAGGGGTAGGGGCCTCCTTCGTCCCTCAGTCGACGCCCGACCTCCTGTTCACAGTTGCGGATTCCGAATACTGTGCGCGTCATGGCCTAAGTCCATTCGTATCAGGTACATACAGAATCCGTACTCCTACGTCGCACTGACTCTGCACTCCCTGATACAGTCGGATGCTTATCCGCGGGTGACAATGCCCCCACCCTCCGTGTGGTACCACTATCACTACCGCTCGCATCCGCCTAGTAATCACCTAAATAAAAAGGTATCCTTTTCGGCGGTCTCCCAATCGAACACAACCGGTAGGCAGGGGGGTACCAAATGAGTATTATGTGTGGGAATAGGGAACCCATATCGCCAAAAATGTCACGTAAAAATTCGGTAAAGAAACTTAGAGAGGACATCCATCGTTTTATTGAGGACGATGACTTTGCTAAAGCCGTTGACGCTCTCCGTGAGGGCCTTCAAGCAACGACCGTTGTCCGTAAAAACAGGGAGGATGGCCAACGGGGCGTCGAATATGCTGAAAAAGCCGACCACGGCACCCGTTTGACCAGTGCCAGGCTCATGCTCGAATACGGGTTTGGCAAACCAGCCACCCGTGCGGAGATCAATATCAACGATGATACCCAAAAATCCGCCTCTCCGGCCGAAATTATGGCCCGTTTACGCGATTCTGGTGCTGCCTTAGGTCAAATCATCGACGTTTATGCCGAATCGGCCAAAGAAGCCCAATTATTGGAGTCCACCGATGAGTGACGCTAAAGTATCGCTTAAGGGCTTGAATTTCTTCGAGGAAGATCTGAGCCCTCTAGACTCCAAGATGCGCGATACTGCGCTCATGTATGCTGCCAAATCGCCCGGAGGCGCCCCTTTTACTGCTACTGACCCCAAAGATGCGGCTGTAGTTTATAATAGGAGGCCCCTTAACCGCAACAAAGAGATGGGGTACGGCCGGCGTTATAAGACCGATTTGATGGATTTTGATGCCGCCGTTAAAAGCGATGTCAGCCGATTACCCGAGCGCGGCCGTTTTTATGTCGAGGATCGTGAGAAAATTCTCCAAGGAGCTTCCAAAGCTGCCCATACTGAGTTGACTGCCGACGGTCAGCGTAAATACCTACCTCCTCACCCGGGTGATCGGTATGATGACATTATCCGCCACTCGTACTACAAGAAACCGAAGGAGGGGGTTGTAAGTTGGTATCGCGGCTGGAACTCAAAAGAACCGCCCGAGATAGCGCATTTTGCTGCCGACTCCGGGGGCGCTGAGACTAGGTATGGGACCGAGATCCACGAAGCGGCCCACCATATTTATCCTACCCACCATATGGACTTTCGACGTAATACGTGGTTGACCCCCGAGATGAAAAAGCGGATTGGGGGTACTATGCATGGTATAAACGCTTCGGGTATGCTGGACCATGCGGGCAAGACTACGGAAATTGTTCCCGAAATGTCTCAAATCAAACGCCAGCATTACCATGATCGGATGCCTCGAAGGTATGAGGATATGCGTAAGCGCCTTAAAGACGACCGCGAGGGGGCTACTAAATGGTGGGATGATCCCGCCAACGCTAAAGACAAACAGCTTTTGATCGATTATCAAAAGTTCCTCCAGGCTACCCCTCAATCTAATTGGCAACCTACTGAGGCTGAGATTGACCACATGATTAGTGATTTTTACCATGACGGAACGGGGGCGGCCGATGCCCGGTACCTTCGGGGGTCTGACAAGGCTCTCGTTGGCGAGGAGTTAAAAGATTTCAAATCCGGTAAGAAAAAGATCCCGCTAATTGAAGGGTCTGGGCATCCCTTCAGGCCTGTGATTCCTTTGGAAGAGTATAGAAAAGACCCCGAGCTGTTGGACAAGCTCCGCTCGATGATGAAAATTTCGAAGAATGACGCCCAACAGCCTCCGGGATTTTTTACAGGGAGGATGCACGCGTGAAGGATTCCGAATACGAAAAGATGAGTCCGGCGTGTAAACAGTTTTTTAATGAGGTCCTCAGCGTATTCATACGTTGGTATGAGGAGAGCGATCTTGACGACGAGTCGATGGCGGAAACCGCTTCGTATGCCGTCGATCGCTTTTTCGACATTGATGTCGCTTTTGATGCCGATTTTGACCCTGAGGATGGTGAAGAGGATTCTATATAGTGTGGGACTTGGAAACCATCAAATTCATAAATAGCGACGAGCAGATCAAGCAACGGATAGCTTATGCTCGTAAGCTCAATCGTATCCGGGAGAATAAAAATAATGCCATTAGGAAACTACATGAAGAGAACCAAGAAAAAGAGCCGGAAGGTGTCCCGCAAAGCGAAGACCTCCCGAAAGAAACCCGCTAAGAAGCGGTACTAGGAGGCCGGCCATGAAAAACAAAAGCACAGATCACGGTAGGAAGTCCGGGACTAGCGAAGCGGAAATCGAACCTTTTATACCCGATGGCCCCAAATACAAACCAAGTAAGGCCGAGCGGAAGCTCAATAAGAAACTAGGCAGCAAAAAGGACGCCCAAAGGGATTATAAAAGGCTCCTCGCCGACGAGAAGAGGAAGAAAAAGGACGTGGATAGGGATAAAAAGCTGGATGACCTCTTTAACAAGGTTAAGGCCGAAAAAAAGTTCGGAACCGGCAACCATCCACTTAATAGGTGACCGAACACGATAGGCAGTTAGCTGATCTTATACGTATCGATCCAGAGGTCTGGTTCGGTACTTTTGGGGTTATTAAGGACAAACGGGGTAAGGATATCAAGCCCGTGGCCAATACCTTGCAAAAGCGAATGTTCGCGCATTACCGAAAATGCCAGCTTGAGGGCAAGCCGTGCAAGATGATCATCCTGAAACCCCGGCAAAAGGGTGCATCGACCTGCGCCCAAGCACTTACGTACCACCACATGCGTAAGCACGAGAATTTGAATGGTTCCTTGATGGGGGATATTAGTGGCACGAGTGACAAGGTTTTCGAGATTTACCGCCGGTACGCGGAGAATGACCTTTTCCCGTGGGACGAAGGCGGAGGGTCGTTAGCCGACGGTGGTAGTCTGGCGGATTTGATCAAATTGAAGAGCAAGAGTGCTTATGGTAAGGAGACCGCTGGATCTAAGAATGCTGGCCGTTCCGGTACCATTCAGGTCGGTAACATGACTGAGGTCGCGTTTTGGCCTATGGCTGGGGAAAGAGACCCGGCTTTGGGGTATTTGCAGTCTTTATACGACGGGGATAACGTTTCCTTGGTTATTGCTGACTCCACCCCCAATGGCCCTGCCGGCTGGTTTTACCGTACTTGGGTACAAGACAACGAATGGGCCAAGATATTTGCCGCTTGGTATGAATTTGATGACTCTACCATTCCTTTCAAATCTGAAGTTGAACTTCAAATTTTCAAGGATACCCTGACTGATGACGAGAAATCCGAGATGGATCGTTTTGACGTCACTTGGGAAAACATGCATTGGCGTCGTAGGACTCTTCAGGACAAATGTAATGGGGATATAAGTAAGTTTAGACAGGAATATCCTTCCGACCCGGAAGAATGTTTCCTCATGTCCAGCCGCCCCCGGTTCCATATCCAATGTATTAAGGACATGCGGGCCGCCGCCGAGGATGTTACTTACCAAACAGGGGTAATGTCCGTGCAAGACGGTGACAAAGGCTCCTTCCGGAGGGATCCGGCGGGTGGCTGGAAGGTTTATGAAGAACCTGTATATGACTCCAAATACCTAATTTCCGCCGATACTTGTACTGGGGAGGACCAACAGCAGCAGGGTTTGGCCGCTGATCCCGATTATCACAGCGTTCAGGTCTGGAAAGCTCCCTATGAAGACTGGCATGGTAACTGGCATGTGCCTCGATTGGTAGCCGTTCACCATTCCCGTCTTGATATAGGCATACTCGCGCATGAGCTCGAGGGCGCTGCTCGGTGGTATGGCGGGGCTTTTATCGTTCCCGAAGTAAATAATTCCGGTCTTGCTCTTCTTAAATACCTTTTAGAGATGGGCTTGAGCGTATACCGCCGTCGAAAGGTCAATGATTCCAGCGGTATGGTGGAAAAGAGTTTTGGGTGGAGTACTGACAAGATCACCCGAAAGACGGTTATTGACCATATGGCCGCCGAGTTGATGGAGGGTAACTTTGATATTCCCGATAAGGACGTTCTTCATGAGATGAAGGTGTTCGTAATTAATGACAAAGGGAAGCCCGAAGCGGCTCCGGGGCATCATGATGACCATGTCCTAGCGGCTGCTATCGCACTTTACAATATGGATCTGGCGTCTTCCTACAAAAGACCCAAGAAAAAGAAGATCACCACACGTATGTTACGCAAGAACCCAACTCTTATGTGCCCTGACGGGTATACTCGAGTGCCTAGGGGCTTGACGGGCAGTCACAAGCGGTTGTAGCCGCATAAAATCTAGTATAATTTTGTGTTATGAATTACGGAGGATACGACCCAAATAAGATTAAGTACCGAGCTCCTGGAGTCTCTAAGAAGAAACCGGAAGAAAAGAAAGGCGCCCTTGAAACCGTGGGGGGCTGGTTCCAAAAAGATCGTACTACTAAGTCCGAGGACGCTATTAACAAATGGCGCGATGACTGGTTTGGTCATACCAAAGACGACACTTGGTTTACTAAAGGTCTAAAGACCGCCGGGGATTGGACCGCCGGTACTATTGGATCGATTGGTGGTATGGGTGTCGATGCCGTCCGTGGCGATCTGTTAGGGCATGAGGGTTACGACCGTGACTGGAATGCTACTGACCTTGTTACGGCCGCTTCCGTAATCCCAGTTGGCCGGTTAGCGTCCTTGGGTGTAAAAGGTCTTAAAGGTGCTCCGGGAGCTCTAGGTGGAGCGGGTGGTAAATTTGCCAAATATCAAGGGTTTGGGCCTAAAGCCACCGGCCGGGCCACATCTAATCCCAAGATGCAGGCGCACGCCGCCAGACAGGCTGGGGCCGGGACAGGAGCTTTTGGTAAGGGGGGTAATCCAAATATGCTTGGCTCGAGTGTTGCCGAGGGTACTGAACAAGCTGCCAAGAAGGGCGGTTGGGGAAAAACCGCTTTGAAGGGTGGCGCCACCCTCGGAGGTATTGGCTTTGTTGCGGGCCAATTTATGGGTGACGATGAGGAGCTGGAAAATGCCCCCCAGAATCCCGGTCATGGTATGACTACGGATCAACGAAACTCGGACCGTATTGGGAGAGAGATGGAGGAAGGTAATGCACCCGCAGGGGGGCCCACTCCCGATCAGATCCAACGGGAACAAACGAGAGCCACTCTTAACGATCCATCCGCCACAGCTGCTCAAAAAGCTATGGAGCATCGTCGGATCAACATGAATGCTAAGGATCTGGCCCAAGAGGAGTATATGAGAAATGCTGCGCGTCGTCAGGAAATGACGGACTTCAAAGCCCAAACCGTAATGGACCACCTCGAGAAGACCGGTGGTATGGATAAGTACAAGCAAGCTTATGACACCACGGGTGGTCGCCAAGCCGGTGCTTGGGATGCTTTGAATCCCGGTCAGAAGCAGCAAATGATCCGAAACTTTAACATCAAGCAAAGCCATGCGAATGATGAGAGGGATAGAATGGACGCTCTCCAACAACGCATGACCCAGCAGTGGCTTGACAGTGGTGATGCCGCCGCGGGTAAGCCCCAACCCATGCTTGGTGGACAAGCTGATAATAACTTTTTCGACACCGGAGGAATGACCAATCAGCAATTTAGTGATGCTACTGGTATGCGAAATCAAGGGACTGGTATGATTGACCGGAATCTTGATGGTACCGGGGGCGTTACCACCATTGAAACAGGTAAAGCCTTTGATAATGCCGGGGGTATGGACACTGCCCGACAGGTTCTAACTGGAGAGAGCGATGACCCTGCTTACGCCGACCCCTATGGGGGAGGTTCTGGATTCCTTATGGATCCAAATCGTAATGCTGAAATCCCTCAACATGTTCGTGATCGTGTCCGTGCAAAGTACGGCCTTGCAAATCCCGCAGGTCAAACCGGTCCCGCCGGTCAACCCGGTCCCGCCGGTCCCGCCGGCGCTCCTCCAGCGATGCCTATCGATGAGTGGGAGAAAGGACCGCCTCCTCCCGGGGGCCAACCTGAAGCGGGCCTAGATAGCAATTCATCCGCCCCACCCCCACCAGCTCCACCAGCTCCGGGTCCACAAGCGCCAGCTCCACCAGCCCCGGGTCCACAAGCACCAACGCCGCCAGCTCCGCCAGCTCCTGGTCCACAAGCACCAGCTCCTGGTCCAGCCGGGCAAGATCCCGATGATCCATATGATCAAGGGCCTGCCCCCGCACCTATAGCCGGAGGAGACGCGATTTATAGCCATCTTCAACAATACGGTCCTGGTTCCGGTCTTCGACCTGAGGAAGCTAATTCTGCTTCTGGTAAGGGTATGTACACCGATCAATTTGGTGGTCAGCATCGTATGAATGAGGGTACCGTACGTATCGGTTCTGATGACCAGAATTATCCCGACATGGGCTTTCAATCCCGTGCGGATGCTCTTAAATATCTCAATCGGGGGACTCCCGAGTATGTATCGGATACCCCTCCGGAAGCTCCAGCTGCTCCCGCTCCAGAAGAGCCCGCTCCCGATCCTAATGCTCCTTACACTCCCGAAGGTAATCGTCCTTGGACTCCCGACGGTACCGGCACTGCGGCCATACTCGGAGGTGGTCTTACTGCTGCGGCTCTAGCGCGCGCTATCCTCAGCCGTGGTAAGGACAAGAAAGCCTTGTCGACTTTGGCTCAGTCCGCCACTAAAACCGGAGGCAAAGCCAAGCCTAAGTATACAGGAGGCACTCCTGAATCCGTGGGCCGGGCAAAAAGAACGCCTCAATCCGGAGCTGCCCGAGAACAGGCTGGGAAAGCGAAAGATGGTATTAAGACAGCTCCACCTCCAGCGGCCCATGTCCCAGGACGCGGTGCTAGCGGCGCTAGCCCTGCTTCCGCTTCCGCCGCTCCCAAAGCAAATCTAACCACACCGGCCCCCGCAGGCCGTACCCCAGGGGGCCGTGACAGCTCTCTAGGAAGGGCTAAACCCCGAGTACAAGGGACCCGTCCGGCTAAGGGTAAGAAGTCAACCACTCCTAAGAAGGGTAAGAAGTCAACTACTCCTAAGAAGGATAATATCAGGAAACCGTCCGGGAGAATGTCGCCGCGCAATCCCGGGTCAACGGCTGGTAGGAAAAAATCTCTTAAGAAGCCGGGTAAGTCTTCTAGTAGCCGGAACCGCAAAGGCCGTAAAGAACTGAGCGACGCGCAAAAAGCCGCTAGAGACAGGAAGCCCGATCCGTCCCCCCGGGGTCCTGGAGATCCGCCCTCTACGAAATCAGCATCAGTCGCCCTGCCTATCCCAAGCTCGGTAAATAAAAACGCTGATCTGTTTACCGGTGGTATGAAGAGTAACGAAAGGTTTGTAAAGGATGGAAGGATTCTTAGCCACCGTAATATGGGGCCCAACCGAGCTATGATGGATCAATTTAAATCCGTCAACACGATGAAAGAGGTAGCCAAGGCGAAACCTAAAGCTAAGGCCAAGCCAAACCCTTGGACTACAGCGCGTAAGTCAAAACCTAAAAAGTCTTCAAAACCTAAAAAGACAGTCAGTAATCCAGCAGGGCAGTCTAAGAAATATTCTTCGAAAAAGCACACCAAAGCCGGAACTGCCAGAAAGTCTAAGTGGGAGAAGAAGCGGGATCAGAGGCGTAAGAACCGCTAACTTGTAGCTCGACATGTCCTTATTTGATAATATAGGGCTGCTTGACGACTACGAGGAGGATGAGTTCGAAAAAGCAGGGCTGACCCGGTTTCTTAGTAAACCGATCCAGCGCCAGTGGCAGCCTTTTGACCCCGGTACTGGTCCGGCTTCACAGTCTACGGGCCCTATTGCTCAGCACGATAAGCTCCCGACTTTTCAATCTCATGAAACATACGATCCGGATGGTCGGTGGGATAAGAAGTTTGCCCATAAACCGGCGATGTCCTTTTCCGCGCTGGATGAATATGAGGAAGCTGATAAATTCTTTACCCAACTAGACGGTTTCGCAAGAGATCATAACACGCAAGCCAGTGTTTGGAAAAAACGGTATGAAGATTTCTTAGAGAATGAGCTCGTACCTTTTGGTACGGAAATGGGTAGGTTCGAAACCTACGGTAAAGACTTTGATGTAGATTCTTATATCCAAGGGTTGGATAACGATTTCGCCACTAATCAAAAATTGGCGAGTTCTCCTGACCAGGATGGGCTGTTCTCAAGCGGACCCTCTGATGAAACCCTTATGGCTCGTGAGCAATCTGAGCTATGGAATCCTTTTAGTGCGCGTAATGGCCTACGTGAGAAATACGAACGCTTACGTGGGGAATACGAAGCCCGTCAAGAACGCGCTGATCACTTTGCCCGTGAGCGGGACTATATGCAGGAGCGTTTGCTCAGCATTCCTTTTGAACAGAAGATGGAACTCGAGGAGCTTGCTGCTTCTCGAAAAGCTCTTAAAGGTAGTCAAAAACTTGATGACACTGAGCTTGATCAGATGCTTGGTTCGTATAAATGGGAAGCCCCACGATTCGATCCAAAGACTGGTGACATTTTAAACATCAACAAGATCGACCCCCGCTGGGTATCCACTTATGGTGGAGCCAGTACCAAGTCGATGGCCCGCCAAACCAAGCGTTTGTCCGCGGCGCAAAAGGGTGATCTTGAAGGCTTCTTAAATAGTCGATCCATGGCCGAGCGTATTCGTGCGCTTCGGGACAAGGGGTATATGATGCCCCGAAAAGAAGCTATTTATCCCCGCGGTCTTAGCCGTGAGGACGAGGATATCTTGGATATTGCCAGGATGCGTGAGGCCGGGCTTACCGAGTACAAGGGCCAATCTCTCGAGGAAGCTTTCCAAAGCATGGGTGGTGATGAGCGTCTTCGTGCTACCAAGTTCTTAAAGAACGTATATGCCACCCGGGATGCTTACCAGCTCGCCCAACAAGACTTTATTCGGATGGCTGGCGGTGGTGATCCGGACGAACGGAACAATGCACGGGATGCAATGAATGCCGCCCGTGACCACTATCATCAAGCTCTATATACCGCTGGTGATGCCGGATTGGTGAGCCGTCTGTATGAGCAAGCCACCTCCCGCCATGAACGGGTTGGTTTGCTTGAAGGTCTTGGTAATGCTCTTAAGCGTGGTTTCAAGAGTGCCGAAATGTCTAAGCTCACTAAGGAAATCTTGCTCAACGACGTCCAAGAATCCGAGCTTCAGAACTTTTTGGATGCGGCCCAAGATATAGAAGATCTTCCGGGATCCACCGCGCTTCAGCGGCTTCAAGAAGCCCAGCAAGCAAACCCATCCAAGGGAGAGTCCTGGTTTGACGACATCGTATACGCCTTCGGTCTGTTGGCTGACAACCCCAAAGCGATCCCAGAATTCATCGTTGAGTCCCTGTCCGCTTTTTTACCCGCCTATGCGTACACTGCTCCAGAAGTGCTTGGTACCACTGCCACGGCGGGTATGGGAGTGGGTGGATTTGCAGGGCTTAAAGTTGGGCTTGGTTTCGGCGCTCGCCTTAATTGGGGTGTGTCTTCTTTGACTATTGAATATGCCGGGGCCATCATGGAGGAACTCCGTGAGCTGGGTATTGATACCGGAGATCCTCAGATCGTTATGGCTGCGTTTAATTCGCCCGCCATAATGGAGCGTCTTAAAGAGCGTGCTTATAAGCGTGGTCTTGGTGTCGGTGGTGTAGATGCATTGATGGCTTTACTAGCTGGCCGGGTTGGACACCTTACCAAGTACAACAAGTTACGGGGTGGAAAACTGGTCAATGCGGATGCTTGGAGAAAAGCCAAAGCTTCCGTACCTAGATTTACCCGCTGGCAAAGAGCCCGTGGTGCCGCTGGAGAAATGGCCGCTGGTGCCGCTGGTGGTATGAGTGGTGAATTGCTTGCTCAGCTGTGGGAGCGTGAAGAGGGCGAACCCCTTGATATGCACGCTATCGCGGCCGAAGGTATCGTAGATGTCGCTAGTCCGATGAGTATGGGTGGTGCGATTGCGCAGGTTATGCGCAACCCGGACAAGATGGATCTCAGCACCTCTGCCATAGAGTTCAGTACCCCGAGGGGTACCAACACAGGTCTGACCGGTACCGTTACCCGTGCGGGTATGGTTAGGGACTGGAATAGCTTTGAACGATCCGATGCTGCCGCCGCCCATTTATTACAAGCAAGCGGTCTTGAGTACGATTCTCCAATGGGTCAATGGACTCAGGATTACATGGCTCGTTTACAACAGCTCAACCCTGAGAAGTTTTCGAATATCCGGTGGGTTCTATCCGACCGTACACCATCCCCCGACATTCTTCAGGAGGGTTCATTTGAGTATGATTCGGAGACTGGAGCCACGCTTATCTATTTGAACAAAGAAATGATGGCTAAGAATCCGCTCCGTGCGTTCATGCACGAATCGGCTCACTTTGCCCGTCAATCAATGTTCGAGAACGACGAAGCGTTCATCAACACCTACTATGCCGCGCTTCCTACCAAAGAAGCTCAACTTGATGCGCTTACTGAATATGTAGTAAAGACACCCAAGGCCAAGTACAGCCAGCTTGATCCCGCGGGCAAACGTCAAGTGGATGCCGTATGGAACGCGTCTACCGAGCTTGTCCGTGCCGAAGAATGGTTTGCTTATCAATTTGCCCGTTTATTGGTTGGCGACAGCGCTCACCAATCAGTTGCCAAACCACTCAAGCAGTTTTTCGAGTCGCATATCGTACCGTCTTTTGCCGGTTATATGGGCGCTGAAGAATACGCAGGTACCCCGGAACAACAGATTCGAATTGGTCAGGCTGTTCTCAACGCCATGGGGTATACGAACAACGGTTCCCGCATGGGTGACCTTGAAACCTTTTTCAAATATAGATCCGACGTCAATCGTGCTGACAATCGTACCGATCTACCTACGGGTTATGAGGGGCTTACCGAGCAGGAGGGTCTGAATAATCTTAAGAATAAGATCGCAGCCATGGATGTTCTTGACCGTGAGCGTGCGATCTGGGCGGTGAACTCCTTGATGGGTGCGAATATTCTCGACCCTCAGGACACCATGTTCCAAACGGTCGATCAGCAGCGAGAAGAGGCAAAGCGTCGTTCAGACGCTGTTTTGGAAGAGGGTGGTATCTTTGACCAAGCCACTGCTGAAGTGGATGCAGCTATTGCGGCTGACCCCGAGTATCTTCGTCAAGAAGGATCAAGGGATGATGGGTATGGAGGGACTGTGCCTGTTAAAGCCACCGAAGACCCCGATATTGCCCGAGCGGAAAAGATTGTACAGACCGTCCAGACTAAAGCGGATGACGCCGGCCTCATTCAGGATGCTGAAAGAGATCGAAGACGTGATATAGAGCAACTAGTAGACCGCCCAAAATACACCGCTTCCCAGAACGAAAACGGTTCAGTCACAGTCACCCGTACCGGTGGAAAAGGGTATAATTTGCCGACCCCTGCAAAAACCTACCATAAGACGGTCGAAGAGGCGCGCGCCTTTGTTACTGCCGAACGCGCCGTTGTTGATGAGCAGGACAAAGACACTCTTGCTGCGCAGGAACGCATGCAAAAGCTTATCCAAGACCCTAAGGAATTGGAAAAAGCGATGTACCTCAAAAGAAAAGAGATGGTTGACAGTATCTTTGAAGAGGATCCCAATATCGCTCAAGCATTTCCCGATGTAATAGCCAAGATTGAAGAACATCGTGAAGCTAACCCCGAGGAATATGAGATACCTGGTAGATTCGAAGCCACTGTAGAAAAATATGTTCGTGCCGTACTGGATTCTCAGATTAGTGATTCTGAGGTTTTGGCTTCTATTGTAGACATAGAAAAGTTGGTAGACCGTTCAAAATTGGGCCCCCTCGTAGCGACTAAAGATCTTGCCGAGAGGGACTCGGAACTGACGCCGTCTCCTGAAGATATTGAGGAAGCTTATTTCCAAGACGAGCAGTTACAGACAATGACTGCCGAAGCTATCCAGCAGCGTATTAATGAGTTGACAAACCAGATGGACTCTGTGGAAGGAGCCATCGGTGTTAACCAAAGAAATTTTGAGAAGGTAAAGAAACGCCCGCAAGGTAGCTTGGGCCGGCCTTTAGAAGCGGTCCCCAAGAAGAAAGGTAAAGGTAGAGGTAAAGGTAAGGCGAGGTTGGTAAAAATTAAGTCCCAACCGGCTAAAGGGGTTAAAATATTTTACGGCCAAAAGGCGTTTGCAGACAGCATCGCATACCTCAGAAAAAGCAAAAACAAGGCGGACCAACAAGATTACAAGAACCTGTTAAATAGGTTTAAGTATTGGGCTGGGGTAGCTAAGAATTTCCAATACCAAAAAGATTACGCAGGAAACCCCGAAGCACAATTTAAACTCACTACGGGTAAGGGTAAAGATGCAAAGTTTAATAGGCAGTTCAATGTAGGGTTCCGGGTGCGTAAAATGAAGAAGGGCCGGCCTAAATATCAGTTCGGGGTTTTCTTAACTCGGGGAGACATCCCACTTACCGGGACAGAATTAAAGAAGGAAAATGAAAGACGGACCCTCCTGATGGATGTGTTTGGCGAGTATTTGGAAAATGCTATTAAGGAAGAACTCGGTGGTAAAGATATTGATTCCGCACTTTCGAAACTGCGCAAAAAGGTGGACAACCAACCTTCGAAGATCACACCTGAAAAAGCCGGCCAGGCTATCGCTAAAGCCCCGGCGTTCCATATTTTTAAAGGAGCCGGACCAATACCCCGCTTTATTCAGGCCTTGATCGAACTCCCCGACATGACCCCCCGTAAACTTACCAAACTTGTTGATAAGTTTCGCCGTAAAAAGGCCAAGGACGAATTTAACACGGAATCCGCAACAACTTTTAATACGGATTCTTGGGATGACTTGGGCGCTGTGAACGAGGAAGATTCAAAAGGCCAGGCTTTCTTTGCCATGATACAACGGCTCGCGTCCGGGAGGTACGATAAGAAGAAGAAGACCTTCGAGCCCTCTGCGGAGTCCAACATTTACAATTTCTGGTACAACACCGTTTTGGATGCCGAAAAGGCACATCCGAAAGATCCCAAGGGCGTACGCAAATATGTTCTTGATCGTATGAGTGCTTCTCAGGGTCAGCTCGAGATGCAAGCCCGAGCCGCTAAGGACAAGCGAGTTGATTCCGTACGCACACAGATCAAACGCCTTCGAGATTATCTATTTTTAATTTCCCCTTCTAACTCCCGTATTAAATGGGCTGATGTACCTGCGTTAGGGCCCTATCAAAACCATTGGCTCAAGGTCGAAACTCCACAGCCGTTGGCTGAAGCGGATGAGGATGGGGTGCAACAGGTTGAGAAAAATGTGATTTCCTGGAGGAGGGTTACTTTAAAGGATTTGATTGAGGGAACTAATGAGATCACAGCGTACAAAGATTCCCGCCCCGGTAAAGCGACAAAGACAAAACCCGGGTACATAAATCTTAAGGACAAAAAATACCAGACCAGCATTTACCGACCCACCGCTTTTAAACAATACCTAAAGGATTTTGATCCCAAGAAGCTTAAGAAGTCCGAGTTCCGAAAAGACTATTTGAGCTTCCTCACGCCCGATGAGTATTACATGCACCTCGTAGCTGCCGAAGCTTCTTGGTCTAATCAAGGTAAGGGTAAAATTACTTTTTCACCCACACGGTTTGATGCCGATGGGGACCCTAAAGATTTAGGGTATGCTACCCCCGACGAAGGGACCACTTTAATTCAGACCCTTGCTCACCAGATTCTTAAGGTCTCAGAAAAGAGAAGAAAGCGTCAATACGACAAGTTCAAAAAGGATGGATTGCTGGACGATCCCGAAGGTACTCATCCTTTTGTTTCATATAACACCGTACAATCAGCCGTGCCCACTCCTGAAGAGGAGATGATTGCTAGTATTCTTCAGGGCCGGGTAGGGGAAGCCTTTACCGGTGCCGCTCAGGATTACGACGGTTTGCGTAGTGGTCAAAGGATGAGAATCCTTCTCCACCAGAGACGTCGATACGTTGAATCACTCATGACTGATACCCGGAAGGAAGGCCAAGTTAAAATAGTTGACGGTCAAGAAGTCTGGGGTAATGCCACTGCTTATGGACGTATGTACGGTTGGGGTGATGAAAAAGGAAAAAAGACCCGTCGGGTAGAGATCAATATTAATGAGCTTGATGCGGACTCCCGGGCGCTTGCGATTAAACTTGGTGGTCTGAGTAAGGAAGAACTCGAGAAGAGGGGTAAGGACGTACTCCATCCCTGGGTAACCAAGAAAAACGTCACCGAGGGTTTTAGGTTTGTAACAGGAAAAGAGTCAACAGATGCTCGAGTTGAGCGGGGAGGTTTTAGGCTCCCGGGTGGTGAAACACAAAAGGTATATAGTGCTTTCTCACCAAAGCAACCGCCGAAGAGCGATGAAAAAGCGTGGGAAAAATGGAAATCTAAAGGCCTCCCAAGATCCCCCTCTTTTCAAACTAACGCTTCTCGGGAGGCTCGTTTTATTGCCCTTGATGGTAATAAGCTTGTTCTTGAAGAACGAGTACCTGGGGGCATTCCGCTTTTTAAACTTCATCAACGTCTAATATCCAGACTAGCTACTGGTGACATGACCGGGGAAATGCCCGGGTCTGTATACAGCCTTCTTGACATGAAGAAGGTAAGGATCGCCAAAGAGAAAGCTAAATTCCGCGGAACGGTTAGTGAGTATCTTGAGGAGATGGGTGAAGAGATGGCCCAAAAACGATTTGGGTATCGTATATTCGGAAAGGGCGACACTACTTACTCTCAAAGTGCCGAGCCGACCGAAGCTAGTGCCAAGATTGCACCTTCCGGCTCTTTTAAATTTGCAGCTGGTATGGATGTCACCGGGGGTAAGTACCCCACCGATGAATCTGGTAGCACTCCTAAGTCTCAGAGATTAGATCCGTTCCGGGAATGGCAATACCCCCACCGCATTGCTGAAGCAATGCTGGAGTATTGGAATAAAGAAGCCGATGAGATGGAAGGCTCTTGGGCCGGGGGCGTTGGTTCCATGTATGTATGGTGGAAGTCCCATGAGCTTGGTAACCCAGCTCAATGGATGCGGAACAAGGACAACGAATTAATGAATGATGCTTTCAATGATTATTGGGCATCTATACAGGAATCAAGATCCGAAGAAGAAAAAAAAGCGTGGGCTGAAAAGAGCTCCGGACAAAGAAAAGCGGCTAAGAAAGAAGCCCGTAAAGCTCTTGAAAAATCTTTACGCGGTAAGGATAAGAAGGATCAAAAGGGAGGTATTGGGGATTACCCACCCGCCCTACGCTCTGCTCTTGTTGACCGACTGGAAGCGCGGGAAAAAGAACGCCTTGGAGATTTTTGGACCGAGGAAGATGACCACATAATGGACGCTCTTAGAAAGCATTATGTCCAGGGTGGATATCCCATGATCTTTGGTGATCCCTTTACCCAAGTTCATTCAACCGACCAAGGGAAGAAAGCCACGATCAAAGCCTTTGGTAATACCCGTTGGCGCATCCGGCAGGACAACCCCAGCTTCGCTATTGATGAGCATGATAAATTCCGCGATGGAATAGATGCCTTTTTGGACCGAGAAAGTCCGTATATCCAACATAAAGACGCTTTCGATGAGTCCAATCCTATAAAAGGTCCAAACGGTATAGTTAAGGACGGTAACGAGGGTAAAGACCATAACGATTTCATCCGGGCGGCCGTTGATACTCCTACCAATTTTGTACAGATGTATGCCGAGATGATCGGGTACGGCGGAGTAACTGGAGCAGGCCCTCAATATTTCTCATCCGAATGGAAAGGCTGGCACCGGGACAATCTCGAAGCCTCTGAGGTCATAATAAACAGCCTCGCTCGCGAAGGTATTCCCCCACTTACTGAGGTCAAATTCATAAATGAAAAAGGCGTTCAGGACTCCGCTACTTGGCGGGGTGACCGCTGGGTAAACACCAAGAACCAACGCAAGGTTTATCGACATGCTGAGTATGAAGCCAGCGGTCCTGATGAAGAAGTAAACCTCGAAAACGACTACTACCGTATCCAACGGGCTTGGTTGGCAAAAGAAGAATCCCGGGGTAATTACTGGCATAACTCTTTGGTCAGCGGTTTACACATGACCCCCCGTCGATTGATCGAACAGATCATGAATTACGGGGTGGATATGTTCATGATGGCTGGGAATATCGACCGGGGCGGTAAAGGCACTCCCGGAGCACCTATGGGTGGATTATTCCCCCGTGTTATTTTCCCGCTTCTCAAAAAATTCTATCTTGAACTCGGATTACTTACCGAAGAGAACGGTCAGCTTATCCCCAAGGATGAAGAAGCGTGGAAAGCCCTTAAGCGATTTGATATATCCGATCCGAATTTTGACAGCCTGTTACCAGATGTAGACCTTGCTGATGTTACCGATACCGATGCAAATAAAAAGGTAGTCGTCGACGCTGGCGCTATTGGCGTACCTAAAAACATCATTGTAGATGGTGAAGGAATGTCCGAGTTCTTAGCTCTTAAGCTACAATCATACAGTAAGTCCAATATATCGGGTGCTACTACTAAAAACTTTACAACAGATAAGGAGGGTAACCCTACCCCAGACCACCCTCTCTATGGCTTGGATAAAAAGGAAGTTGTCGGGAGGCAAAAAGAAGGAACTACTGATTTCGTATACGATAACCTCGCCTTGGCCGAGAATGCGCAAAAAGCAGATATTATCTATGTATTCCGGACTTCGGATTCCCAGGGTGAATGGAATAAGAACCAAAAGATAGATCAGATCCAAGAGCTCGCCCTTGCACAAGGTAAGATTGTTCGTCAGTTTGATGTAGATAAATTTGACCCCAGGGCGGTTGCTCAAGACATGGCCCAACTGAAAGACTTTTTTATTAAGCAGGGTAAAACCATGGACAATGTTTGGATTTACAGCAATGTAAAACCGAACAAGGACCGGGAAGCTGACTTCAGTAATATTTTTGAGGCTTTGGAAACTGGCGAATTTACCGCACGTGTAAAAGCCAAGAAGGGCAAGAAGAGCAAAAAATCCACCGGTGGTAAGACCGCTAAAAAGATCAACATCAAATCCTCGACTAAGGATGAATGGTCATACCTTTCTAACTTTAGCGGCATGGGTTTGGGTTCTGACGGTACTCCTAAGTTCTTTACCGTACCCGGGGTTACAAACGTTAATGGTGAGTTCTACAGATTTTTCAGTGTTGAACAAGCGTATCAGGTATTGAAAAACAAGGGCGTCCGGGAAAATAAAAACAAGCTTGAAGAAGCTTACACCAAGGTTCTTAGAGAGACCCAAGGCCAGCAGGATTGGGAAGGTAGGGCTGCTCAAAAGGCGGGCAAGGGTATAGAACCCACCACCAAAGACGATTACAACATCAAATTGATGGAAGAATTGATCAAGATACGTGTCAAAGAAGATGGCGTTTTCCGTACCGTTTTAGCCTCCACCCGGGGTAAGGAGCTAGAGCATAAAGTAAAGGATAAAGTCTGGTCGAAAGAATTTCCAAGGATACTTGAAGATGCCCGTAAAAACCTTACCCGTTCTCGATTTGATGATGATTGGATGTTCGTACCAGCATCCATGGTCGGTAATCAAGAGTGGTTGAACCAGAACCTTGTCAAAGCACTCGGTCCGATTGCCCGAGCCGTGTCTAATGCCGGCCGACATGATTACTGGAATGAACAGACTGATCACACCATCCTCGAACAGGAGCAGGGAGAAGAACAAAACATTGACGAAGCTACCGCTGAAGGCGCCGAACATTCTACGAAATCTACGAAGAAGGATTTTGCCGGTGCGGATATGGGTGATTCTGGTGATTCAGACGATGACGGCCAAGCAACCGGCGAGCCTCCGCCTCAGGAAGATATAAAAGTAGATGCGCCGGCCACGGCTGACCCAACTGAGGACAGCCCTCTCGACGAAGCCGAAGCTAGTCTGGATAAGGAGCATAAGCAAACATATGAGGGTATGCGGGCTTCGTTTACCGAACAGATGAATCGGGCTACCGATGCTATTTTCCGGTGGGCTAATAACCAAACCGAACGTGCCCGACCTTTGATAAACCACATCTTAGAACAAGAAATACTTACTGCGGAATACTTTCATCATGTTACGACACACGATAGGCACGGCAAATCGATCGACAATTGGGATGATGTGCCATACCCTCCGAGTGTTGATGAACTTCCCGTAGATGAAAATGGAAGACTTCTTCCCGGCTGGCGTAATACATTTGATGCGCGCATTACTAAATGGTTTGACGAGGTCGGACAAGTTAATCCGGACGGGTTAAAAGCGCTAAGAGCAACTTTAGAGCTTCTCGGCCCTCAATGGGAAAAACAAGGCGAAGGGCGGATGGCTCCGTTTACCGGGGAGATTACAAGCGTGGGTAAAGGTACCGCGACGATTACAAGCACGGAACCAGGTTCTATTGGTACGAAGGAGACACTAGGCGTTAAAGACAGCCCCTTAAAACTTTTGGACGATTTAGCAAAGGGGGATATTGTACAAATGGGAGAACCCGTACTATCCTCAGAAACTTTAAGTCAATACCTTTTCCGATTAGCACGCGCGGTCCAAGAAGCGCAGAGACGGTGGGAAGGTGGCGGGGGAATGCCTTCGGAGAGCGAGCGTAAGAACAAACCCATACAGATGTATGGCTCGAGTATGAAACCCACGCGTCGTGGATTTTTGAAGAGCTTGGCATTGGCGGTGGCTGCTCCGAAGATTCCATCGACCCCACCAACGGATATCGCTCAAAGAGCAGCTTTTGAAAGTTTTAAGAAGCTGCTCGCTCTTCAAGCAACGGCTACCAAGGTTGATCATGCATATATGGACGCGTTGGCGGGCGAAGAAGACCTGTACCACTATATGATGGGTGAAGGACCAGAAGATGGTCGATTGATTACCGAGCGAGCCCCAACGGGACCGGGGGTTTCTAGCTATACCAGTCGCCGAGAGAACTGGGTTGATGTGATATACGGTTCAGCTGGGGAAAGAGATCTTGATCTCCCAATGGGACCCGGTGAAACAGGCTATCGATTAAAGGACGAAGTTAAAGTAATGTCCCGTCGGATCAAGAACATGAATGCCGAAACTCTTCAGGTATATATTGAAGATCTGGAGCGGAATCTTGAATCGCTCGTACTGGGGGATATGAACGATCAGGCATTCAAGGAACTGAATGAGGAGATAGACCGGTATAATGATCTAGTCATGAAATTCTCCAAAGGTGCGACCATGTCTAATGTGTCCGCACAAGGTTCTCTTTTTGAAGACAAACCCTCCAACAAGGACTTTTTACAGGAAACCACGGAGCTTGAACTCTTTATAACTAGAAGGATTAAGAAGGAGCTGGGGCTACATGATCTTGAAAAAAAGCTTCTCAAAACACCTTGGGGGATGTTTGGCACCGCCCAGCACAAGCGTTGGGTGGCTGCACAAGACGCCATACATGCTGCTCAGAAAAAAGCAGGTTTTCACACACGCGAGCAAATTAATGAACGCTTACGCAAATACGTAATCACTCCGGAGATTTGGAAAGAGTTCAAGCGAGAGCTACCAAAAATCCGGAATAAGTATAACCTATTGAAACGAGGCACGGGGAGTGGGGCTAGTGAGGATATCAAAAAACAATTGATCCTTCTTAAAAGAGCAGCTGCACAATATAAGATCGTACAAGCAAAGGAGAATTTTGAGGGTTACCTCAAGGTAGATGCATTGATGGGTGCGATCAAGGATCTGACCATTAAGTTTAAGAAGCTGAAAAACCTTTCAATGGAGGACGTTGAGTTCATAGCTGATTTCGTCGACCTTTTGGATAAGGAGATTGCCGAGGGCCAACAGATCTTGCTCGAAGAACAATCCCAAACGACCAACGAGATTAACATCAAACCTGAGGTCCAACGGGAGGAGGTCCGAATAGATGAGGTCTCACCGGATGAGGGTACGGTCGAAAGACCCGAGCCGACGGACGAAGGTCAGCAGAATGATCAACTCCTTGGATCGAGTTTAGCTGTAAATGATGAGCTTTTCGTTCAGGACGCAAGGTTTGGGGATGTCTTGCGTATTGATATGTCCCGCCAACAAGATGGGCGGGAGGAAGCTAATTACTTTATACTTGGGCCAAGGGAGGGTGGTACAGTTTACGACAGCATAAACACATCGTCTAGTGCGTCCGCGGCACTCAAGGCAGATTTGGTGGGAGTATTGGTTAGACAAACGACGCAGGACCAGATAGACCGCGGAGTTGAAAATGGCAATCCGGTTGCTGAACGAGTTGCTGAATGGCAGCGTCGGAATCCAGGGCATCAGCAACTCCTCGGATCAAGCATCCACATGGATTTCGACAGTCTCGAGATGCTGGCTAACGGCGGTATCCCTAGAAATTTGTGGGGTGCCCTAAACCAAGAAAAAGACCCAGATGGGGAGCTTACGCTGATCGCGGAGCTTTTTAATGAAATCCACGGAACGGATAAGAAAATAGATCCCGGCGCCATCAAAACTCGGAATCTTAGCACTAAGGAACAGAGGCTTCTCCGTCGGCATTGGATGACAGAAACTTTTGACTCAAGTTATTTTCCCGAAACATTCAAGGTTTTCGGTATTGACCCAGGCCGGGGGAAAAGCGGAGGGGAGGTTTGGGCACCTTGGCAGCCAGCGGCTGAAAATACAGCCATTGATATGTCCGGTTTCAGTCACTTTGGCTCTGGCGCTCGTGCTAAAATAGAAACTCTCTTGCGGGAGTCGTTACGCACCAGCGGACCCGCGTTTTATACAAAGGTACTGTTGGCAATGCGTAAGGATTACGCCAATAGGGCTAAGCTTATACGGCGGGCCTTAAGACCAGCAACCTTGGAAAAGCTCCAGCGGAATGTGTCCCGGGCGTTCCCAGACACAGGATACGCAAAGCGTTTATCCGAGTTGAAAAAATCACTTAATGCCGAGCTAGCGTACCTACCGAGAGTGGGTGATTTTATTAAATCTCTCCATGATTTACTCCTAAATTCAAAGAGCATTCGATCGACTTTAGTAACTTTAAGAAGCCCCAAACATAAGAAGAGCCGGTCGGATGTGTCGGACACGTTTGCCGGGCTCGCCCACACAGAGTATGACTATCGAAATCTCAAGGGTACCGATTACGAAATAGCAAAAGTTGCCGACATGGATGTAACTCTAGTCGCGGGTAGAGCAAACGCAAAAACAGTTATCCATGAGCTCATACATGTTTTAGCCAAGGCCCAGCTTGCAGTCGCTGTGACTAAGAGTAGAAGAGACCAGGCCCAAATGATGGAGGAGGAAGTGGACCCATTCTCGGAGGAGTGGGATAAGAGGGTCATGGAAGACATGGCTCGTGAAGACACGCTAAATAAGCGGATGAAAGGGTACCGAGCCGATGAAATCCTCGAGCAAATTCAGTACGAGCTGAGGGAAGCGCATTTAAAATTACCCGAGGGTGATAAGGCTAAGATTGTAGATTACGGATCCACTAGAAATTCTAAAGAGCTTTTAGCCGAAGGTCTTTCGAATCCGGCTTTTCAAAAATATTTAGCTTCGATAAAGACCCCCGATTACATAGCCGAAGCGGTTAAGGATCTTAAGACCGGGTGGAAGCCCACTAATCTCTGGCAAGCTTTCGTAGCCGCAGTTAAGAAACTTCTCAGGCTTAAGGTCGAGAACACCCTTTTAGAAGCTGTTCTCGATTTGGGCGGTATTATTATCGATAAGAAGAATACCAAAACTTTCGATAAAACCACCAAAAGTAAAAAGGATAGGGTAGATTTGACTAAAAGAAACCAAGCCATACAGGACCTTGTGCATGGCTCCCGGCCAGACAAAAAGATAGACGCTAGAGACCTCGCGAAAGTCAAAGATGTCTACCTCGGATCGAGTATGTTGGGCAATCGCCATCCCGTAGAACAAGCGGGTATCTTATCCCGACTTAGCGTAGCAACCGACGAGCTTAAGTCATGGAATGAGGCGCGAAAAGAGGCCTCCGCAATGAAGACCGGTCGGGGTTTCTTCGATCAACGCAGGCTCACTCTCGACTACGTGGATTCCGATTTACCGATCAAGGAAGGTTTCGAACGTATGCTCGGTATTGCTGGTATTGACCCCAACTCCGTAGTTGCGGATGCCATGAATACCTATGACAAGAAACACATCTATTTTGGTAAGGGTTACGACAGCGTTGAACAAGCCCGTGTGAATTTCCGGGAGCCTTTCATGGAAGCTATTCGCGATAGCGGTGTTGACATCGAAACCGTTGGTACTTGGTTCCAAGCCCGCAATGCCCCCACTCGTAACATTCACCACGAGAAGCAATACGCGGACATGCTCCGTGATCTTAAGCAGGATAAAAAGAAGAACGCCAAGAAGATCAAGGAAGCCGAAGAGCGTGGTGTTCCTAATTCCGGTATTGATACCGAAGCAGCTATAGAAGCCGTAAAGAACATCGAGAACCAGCCCGCATTCCAAGCATTCATGAACCATCCGAATAATCCTATTCAGAAGTTTTATGATATGAATCTTGAGGATTTGGCTAACCGCACCACAGCTAACCTCGTTGATCCGACTGAAGAGAAACGAATGATCCAAGCGGCTTCGTATTTTGATTGGACTGGTAAATCGAAATGGAAACCGCAATTCCCCGCGGGGGTTAACAAGAACTATGCATATGCACCTATGCAAGGGTTTGAGGGGGAAACGCAGACTCTATTTGAACGTGAAGAAGCCTGGAGCTTGCTTGGTAGCCCGAGCGGAAGTTCCGGACGTGGTTTTGATATGCCTCGCGGACTTCTAAAGCACGGGGCTTTTGGTAGGAGCAACCAGGTCGGACCAGATCCGAAGTTTGCATTCCCCGCCGCCGAACGTGCATATTCCGAAGGCGTTATTCTTGCGCACAAGGCTGAGGTTGTTAATTCCTTTGCCGATATGCATGATGCCATGCGTCGCATAGCTTTTGGTGCTGAGCCTGAAAATCCCGAAGTTAGAGAATTGAAGGAATTTCAAGGGCTTGATTTGGATGCTCTCCATAAGAACGAAGAAGTTCGTGAGCTCATGAAGGCTGAATACAATAAGATCTTCAAAACTTTCGTGCGTAAGGTTCCAAAAACCGAGTACGATTGGAAAGACGAAGCTCTTAGTGTTGAAGGTTCCAGCAAGCGCATGCGGGTTATTCGTAAGGAGATTAGCCAAGAATATAAGAACGACCCAACCATTGTTGTCTTCCGTCGGATGGGTGAAACCCACTACATCCAATTCCGCGAAACCATGGCTGGGATGGAGATGGCTCAATCATTGAAGAATTTACGGTACGAAGCTCTACCGGAATTGATGCAAATATTTAACGTGTCTACGCGTTTCATATCCACAATGGTAACTTCTAAAAACCCCGCATTCGTGGTTCCCAACTTTGCCCGGGACTTCATGCAAGCATTTATCAATCTTGGGGAGACTGAAGAGACCAAGAGATTCCGTGGGGAAGCTCTCAAACCTTCCAATATATACAAGTGGGGTAAGGCTATTTATGAAGCTGAAAATACTCTGAACATTGATAACAAGAATCCTTTCGACACTCGTGAGTTCAAAGGTAAGAACCCCGATCAGGTGGCTAAGGATTTACTTGCCGAGGGTGATCCGATCAAGATGTACATGTTCGCAAAATCTCAAGGTGCGCTTGTTGGATACTTCCGCCATAAACCAATACCCGAGCTTTTGAAGGATCAAATTAAGGATGCTCGGGAGGGTAAGATTCAGGATGTCAAATCTACGTGGGACAACTTCTGGGCTTGGACGGATTCTTTAAACAGTGTTGCTGAAAACTCCGTTCGGATAAGTACCTTCTGGGCCTCGGTTGGAGCCGGTGCCTCCGTTCAGCAAAGTGCAACCTCTTCACGGAATGTTACTGTTGACTTCAATAAGGGTGGTAATTTCTCCATGCATATGAATGCCTTGTACATGTTCTTCCGGGCATCTGTAAATGCTACTGCCCGTTCATGGGACATGCTTAAGAAGCGAGGCTTCAAAGGAGCTATGGAATTGGCTGGGAACATTGTGATGACCTCCTTCGCGATGAACATGCTCAATCGAATACTTTCTGATGAAGATGAGGATGATACCGAGAACAAGTACGATCAAATAAGCCATTGGAAACGGGATAAGAATATTGTATTTATGGTTCCCGGGTTCATGCGTGACGATCTCGATATGGGTTCTGAAAATCATTGGTCATTACCCATACCGCTTGGTCTTCCCGCAGGTCTGTGGGCTATTGGCCAAACGCTTGGGGATATGGCCGCATTTGCACAATCCGGCGGTCGTAACGGTGTTGGCTTGCTCGAAGGCACGTCGAGGATGGCGGGCGCTGTTTTTGATATGGGTAATCCTTTCGGTTCGGGAAATTTACAAACTATGGTCACACCTACTGTTCTCAAGGGGGCCACGGAATGGGCGTCTAATAAAGACTTTACGGGCCGGGATATTGTGTTTGAAGATATGTGGGGGCAAAACACTCCCGCACATACCCGGGATCCCTCTAGAACGCCTGAGTTCTGGACAGAATTATCTCGTAAGATTAACGAAGCCGCCGGAGGTTCCGAGAACGTCAAAGGATCCATTCGTGGACTGCTCGGGGACAATCCCGCACATTACAGCGAAGTAAACGATGTTAAATGGGATATTGCCGGTAATCACATGAGACATGCTTTGCAAAGTGTTTTCGGTGGTTTGTTTACCACCCTTGAAGAAGGCGCTCTATTAACATGGGGGGCAATTAACGGAAAAGCTATGACGGATGGGTATAACAGGATCCCCATCGTTTCTAGATTTTGGTCGGGCTCTACTTATGGTGGACAGACAAAAAGAAAATTCCGTTCTTTCCGGGAGAAAGTGCGCATCTTGGAAAAGGAGTTGGATTCCAAATCCGATCCAATTGCCAAGAAAATGTACCAGAAAGAAAATGCTAAGTACCTGAAATACTCCGCACCAGCCAGAAAGCTCGAAAGTATGCGCTTACGCACGAACGAGGAGATAAGAAAAGTCAAGGCTTCAACTACACTTACAAACGTTCAGATAACACAACGGGTCGAAAAACTAGAGGAAAAGTGGTTATTATTAGCTGCGCGACTCATTAACGAGATGCAAAAACAAGGTATTAATCTATCAGTATGAAACAATCCAATTTACAGCTTAACGAAGAGCAGGAGAAAAAGCTCTTCAAATACCTAACTGACCGGGTGGATCAGTTGCTTGAAGACAATAAGGACCGAATTGAATCGGACAGGATATCTTGGAAGACATACAATAATTACAGGGACGATAGAATTTCCCACGACACCATCTTCGACAAATCAAACCTATCGGTACCTCTGACCTCTCTGGTTGTCGACCACTTCATGGCTCGTGCAGAGGATGAAATTACCGGCACTAGCCCATATTTCAAATTTGACGCTCAGGGTGCCGGGGATGAAGAGATGTCCGAAGCATACGATAAATATTTTAACTGGAAGCTAGAAACTAGAGCGGAAACCCGGGAGCGTTTGGAAGAGGCTTATTTACATATTTTCATCCAACGAGCCGTCGTACTAAAGGCCGTCTACGAAGAAGACATATCTACATGGTATGACCGCGAAAGAAATGCCTTGTACAACGCTGAGCTTCAGCAATTTGAAGAACTCCCCGGAAAAGGGCCGATCCTTGAGGGTGATTCCGAGTTCGTGCCGGAGCCCAACATGCTGACGGGTGAGACCGAACTTAGATTGGCCGAAGACCCTAGTTTTAAGCTGGAACCCGGGGTGCATGAGTTCATGCCTTTCCCTGAAGGTGTCCCCACTCAACAGGTTCGGTACAAAGGTCCACGGTCGGAGGTCGTAGACAGCGATCGTTTTCTCTGCCCCAGTAATGCTGAATCCATTGAGAAAGCTGATATCGTAGCCGAGCTTTATGATAAGGATTTGAACTGGGTTAAGGACATGTTTTTAGAGCGGGAGTGGGTAAGCTACGCCGACTATTTCAATAAAGTTAAAAAAGACGCCAACCCCCGTTCCGATATCGACAAGAATGAGGGGGCCGAGGATCTTACCTTTGATTCAAATGAAAACCCGGTAGTCCCAATTGTTGAGTGCTGGGTTAAGAGAGATGTTCTTGGGACCGGAGACCCCCAAGAATTTTGCGTGTTCTACGATTCGGAGACCAAACAAATCTTATACTACGAGTACGTAGCTAAGCTCACTCCTGATAATAGATTACCATACAACGTCGTGTCTATTGGTAAAGAGCGTAACCGCTGGTGTGGTAAAAGCTTACCTGAGAGAATATCTATATTCCAAGAATATGTCGATCGCCAGTTCAACGCTCAAAGCTATAGGAATGAATTGGCGGCCAACCCGATAATCGGAGTCAACCCCAATGCTGTCGAGGACGAGCCCGAAGACGTAGAACTCCACGCCGGTAAAATATTCGAGCTTAAAGACCAATACAGCATCGACGACTTCTTAAACTTCGCCGCTATTCCCAATGTTGACATTAAGACCCAAGAGTTGATCGATTTCGTATTTGGAATCGTTCAGCTCTGGCTCGGTGTTTCCAACATGGCTCAGGGAGACTACCAAGCACTCGCACCAGCGAATACCGCTACCGGTGTTGAGGCCACCCTCCGAGAAGCTTCGAAAATTGGCCGTCGATGGATGCGCCGTATTGTGAAGGGTTTTGAAGGGCACCTCACCAAACTTGTACAAATTTCCATGGCTACTTTGGACGAGGAAGAGGTCTTTGAGTACATGGAAGGCGACGTTTCTCATTTTGCCACCATGACCCCTGAGTTGATCGAAGGTCTAAATATAAATGCAAAGGTCGTTCTGTCTCAGGACCAAGGTCAACGGGCGATAGAGAAAGCCCAGCTTGCCTTGCAAACTCAAGAGAGATACTTCCAATCTCCTCCCGAAATGCGCCCCTTTATGCGTCCCATGCTCAAGCGTATTCTTGACGCTATGGGTTATGAGCGTACTGATGAACTTTTGCCTCAAGAGGCACCACCAGATCCTAAGTCGGAAGCCGAAATCATGAAAATGATGGGGGATAATGCGGCTAAAGAACCTGGTGTATCACCACAACCGAAAGACGGAGTATCCGCCGCTGCCGCCGGCATGGGTAACTCTAACCCGCAAGGGCAGAACCAATACCAACAACCATCCTAATGAGATATATTCATTCCAAACCATCCACCAAAACTAAAAGCCACCGCGGGAATCAACCTGCGCGTATATTAAATAGGCGCATTCAAAGTTTACGCCCCCGAATCCGGGTAGCCGCTGAGTTTATCACTCGGGAACGTATCTATTCCGCTGAATTTCCCGCTTATGGCGCTCCTTTAGGCGCTCTATATGACGGTACGGGAATAAGTAAAGCCAATCGCAACCCGACCGCCAAGGCCTAACCTCCGTACAACCGGTTGTCTTAATGCCCTATTGGGGGGATTATGTAGTTATGCCGATACTTGGAAAATTATGACCGACGTAATTATATTCGATCAGCTTGCTGACATTAAGAGACTTACCAATGATAAAGCTTTTCAGACGCTTGATGAGCGTTTTCAAAAGGAAAAATCCCGATACCTCGGGAAGCTCCTTGACCCATCAACCCCAGCCGACGAAACTCTTGCTCTCAAGGCAGTCGTTAACGCGCTTGAGAGCCTATCGCCGCTATCTATCGCGGAGACGGTCCTTAAAATAGAGGTTAAAAATAGAAAAGTAGCTAACCCCGAAATGTTTAAACCGAGGAGATGATTTAATGGCCATCGACGCAAAAACCGAACCGTTTCTTAATTTTCAAGACCGCGTACGTCCTTTTGGGCGTGACGCGGGGGGCGCACCCGGAGGTCCGGGACCTACAGGACCTGCCGGCCCACAAGGTCCAGCAGGAAACGACGGCGCTGATGGCGCTGATGGCGCTCAAGGACCGGCTGGCGCACAAGGACCAGCAGGCCCACAAGGGCTTCAAGGACCGGCGGGTCCAGCAGGACCAGCGGGCACAGCGGGAGCGGTCGCTCCAGCAGGGTTGACCTGGGAGGGCCAATGGGCAACAGCCACCGCATACGACATTAACGATACCGTTGGTCATAACGGGTCTTCGTACTTTTGCATATCTACAGTAAACCCATACGTTGCTGACGCAACAGGTGTCTACCCATCTGGTCATACGGTTGACGGGACGGAAAATGGAAAACGCATAGTGTTTCTACAGATCACAAACATAGGATCGCCTGGTGGGGGGAATACCTTCACTCTTTCACTTTCAAACTCGTACGTTATTACTAACTACTCGGTAAATTCGGACACGATAAAAGTCGTAGATGACGCGGGGGTGGATGTTTGGTGCAAATTGAACGATCCGTCCAACCCTAGAAACCGTGGAACGGCCTGGGAATTTGCTAGTCCCCAAACGACCAACGATCCTACCGTTGACACGTCCAACTGGGCGCTATTGGCTTCTCAGGGAGCTCCAGGTACTGACGGAGCTGACGGTGCTGACGGGGCGCAAGGCGTAGCGGGTGCCGCTGGTGCTCAAGGACCGGTCGGACCGCAAGGACCACAGGGCGATCAAGGCCCCCCAGGTGCGGATGCTGGTCAAATAGAGGTCACAACCCGAGCAACTCGCGGAACCGGGACAGATGTTGGGCATATGAAATGGGAGTCCGACAAAGAAGCCCTGATCATATGGAACGGATCCTCGTGGGTAGTCTACGGGGTCGCCCCCACGGCTCCAGACTCCGAATTTACACCTGCACCCGGAAACTTCAATTACGGTCAGACGGTCACCTTTACCGACACAAGTACCGATGATGACGGCACCGTAGTGCAACGCGAATGGTCAAATAATTTTAACTCCGAAGTTGGTACTGGTGCTACTTATCAAGTAACTTTACCTGTTGGGGTTTACGGCGATACAACCCAGACCGTACAAGTATCCCTAAAAGTTACGGACGACACCGGCCTTCAAAATACCGAGGTTCAAGACTATGTCCTGCAAATAGCTCCCCTGGTAGCTCCCACCCTGTCCGCCGAAGGTGTTATCCTTGCAAATGACGGGTCTGAGATACTTAAAGGTCCAATAGTCTACCAAGCGGAACTAATCTTCAATGCGGGGGGCAATAACGACCCCGACGAAATAGAATACTACTACTCAGTTTAATCATGGCTCAATCAAGAATACGACTCACCTTCACCGACGACAACAGCGGTGCTAACGATAATGACGGATACAAGGTCTACCGCAATGTAGGTAGCGACCCATGCCCAGGCGGTGTTATTGATGCCAGTAATCTATTGTACACCCACAACTCTCCTACCACAGGGACAAGTGTTCAATATACCGACATGACTGCCAACGCGGGCACGGCGTATTTTTACCGGGTATCCTTTACACGTGGGACTGACGAAACACTCAGCCCCAATGTTGTTGGACCTGTCGATTTCCCCAGTGCTGATGACTTGGGATATCCAAATAACGTTCCAAGCGATCAGTCGGGGGTTACTCATTTCCTGGGTACTGAGCCCCTATGGCATTTGAATGCTGAGGCTGAGCATCTAGTTCTTGGTAATGCGACATATACAGGGAACGTTGGAAACCAGGCAGATTCTTGGGATTTCGCAATTGACGGGCCAGGACAATACTCGCACTACAATCTTAGCGTGATGGATTACACGGCTGGGGGTACGCAATCAGCTATTCCTATTGTCGGGTATGACCCTTCGCTTGCTCAATACTGGGCCAGGCGCCATGGGAGCAACAACAACGCAACTGCGCTTGCCGCTTACTTTGCTCCAACTGTCACTAATACGGGCAATCATGATTCCAGAATCTGTATAATGGACGAAGGTACTACGGAAATTATGGTTTTTACCGCTGCACCGAACAACGCCAACATTTATGGAGACACTTTTGGAGTCAACCAGAGCTACCATGAGTCTTGGAGGAGCATGGCTACCGCTACTCACCCCGGTAATAACCCCAAAGAAACCCACGCATACGCCTGGAGATGGTCAACACGATCCCCATGGATAGATCCCAACCCACCAGCATGGGCTGTAGGAAAAGACAGTTACTACGCTGGTGGAAATAATTGGTCTACCGCATCGTTTAGGATAGGCGGCTCGTCGGGAGTTTCGGACTACTCATTGACACGGTCTGTTAGCCTACCAACAGTAGCCACATCTTGGAAGGATCGTTTGCACGTTGCTGTTAGTAGGGTTCAGGGAAATGGTGACCAAAAAGTCTTTATAGATGGTGCTCTAGTTCTGGATGTTACTGGATTACCCACCAAAAGCATGCTGGGCCGTTACTGGGAGAATGGAGCGGCAGCAAACACCGGGCAAAACGAGGATTACAACGTATACCCGAGCATAGTCTCTAGGTCGATCAGTACTGAACCCCTGTACGGATCCTGCAATCGAGCAGAGCAAATCCTTATGCCCGTCGCTCTTTCAAATGTAGAAATTCTCAGGGCGGTCGCTTACGTGGAAGAAAAATTCGACGGGTACCTCGACACTCAATCAACATACATAGGACTTTGAACATGATTACTCTAGAAATATTTGAAACCGAAGAAGCGGCCAACGCTCGGAACTCTGAACTTAATGACCGTTTTGACGGTCGCTGGAGCTCGGGTTACGGGCCGGTTATAGAGGTCGACGGCAAGTACGGCATTCCCGTTTCTGCTGACGGACCATTCCCAGTTAACGATTCCGGGGACACTGAAGAAATCGCCCCGGAAGATTTCGTCGAAGCTCTCGATGCTGAAGACTGATCTTAGATATCATATTACTTTAAACCATCAGGGCTGGGGTTTAATACTCCAAGCCCTTTTTCTTTTATGAGATACATTGCCATACTTAGTATGCTTATTTGTTTTACGGGCTGCTCCTTTAAGCAGTTCTACCCGACAATTGGAGCAACGGTAGGCGGGGCAACGGGGGCAGTGTTAGCCGGCCCGGGCGGAGCGGCAGTCGGTGCGGCCGGTGGGGGTCTGTCGGGCGAGATATTCAGAGGTAACGAAGAGTTGACTGAAGCCAAAGATACCATAGAGGCCCTTTCAAAGGGTGATGTAGAAGCGTTGCTTAGGCAGCAAGCCGGTGAACACGCCGGGTTATTTGACCAATTCACTTCGTATGTGAAAAGGATCCTAATAATTGCGGCCGTTTGCTTGGGGGCATATCTGGCTATCCCAATATTTGTCGCCCGGCAATGCTCAAAGAGCGAAGCGATTAAGCACCAAACACGAGCCCCCTTCCCAACCCGTACTGTGGGGGCAAATAACCCAGAACTTAGAGAACCGCCAAGACCATCATGAAAAATATAAAGCTTTTAACCACAAAACAAAAAATGGTAGCTGCCGTTATTGTCTTTGTACTTATTATTATAACCTTCGAGGTTTGCAAATAAACGAGATTAATCTAATGAATGACGGAACGAATGCTGTTATTGGCCTTGCTGGGTCTGGAGCCACCTTTGGTTTGACCGATGTTAACCCCTATCTTGCTTTTGTTTGTGGTATCTTAACTCTTGTTCATCTTATGTTATCTTTCCGAAAAATGTGGAAAGAACGTAAGAAATGATCTACGCAATCCATTTTATATAGACAACCGGTTACATTTTCTCGGAAAAATAGATATTCTCGGGTCATGGAAACTGAAAACGCGGAGGTTAACTCCCCGCAAAATGATGTAGCTATCGAGGACGCGTCAACTAACGACCTCCGCGAAGCATTAGGGCTAACCGAGGCTCCTTCTACGGAAGAAGTCCCCGCAACTGAAGAAGTTGCTACCGACGAGACGGAATATACCGATCAGCCGGAGGTCGAAGGCGAACAGCCGGAAGACCCAGGTTTTAACGTCGGGGAGGAAGAAGATCGTCTGGCAAAAAGACGGATACGTCCTCGAAACGAGCTGGATCAACAAGTCATCGACCTTTACAGGTCCGAAGGCTTTTCCGGAAGTTTTGAAGACGCATCGCGTATTATTTATCAGACTGACTATCCACAAGCCCAAGAATCGCCGCAAGCACCCGAGGCTCATCAGCCCGACCCTTTTGACGGCCAAGTGCAACAACTCCGGCAAGAGATCGCACAACTTGAGCAACAGGTTGACCAAGCTGCCGAAGAACTCGAAACAACCCAAGCGCTTCAATTACAGCGTGAGGTTATGAAGAGGGAACTGGCGCTTCAAAACATGTACGCTAGGAGAGAGCGACAAGAAGAAGCTGAGAGATATGAAGCACAAAACTACCACCAGCAACGCGCGGTGGATAGCCGGGACAGAGTTTACGAACAATATCCCGAACTAGCTGACGACAACTCTGTCGTCCGCAAACAGTTCGATGATTTTGTAAGCCAGGCTCAGGACGATCCCGATTTAGAAGCTGTGTTCCAATCGCCCATGTGGCCGGAACTTATGGCGAGTCAGTTTTCAGCCCGACTAGCCGCTGAACAGGGGCAAGCGCCTCAAGCGCCACCCTTGCAAGCTCCACAACTCGGGACGCAAGCCAAAGTTCTTACGACTGGAACCGCAGCGCAGCCAGCAACCGCTCCCTTAACGGCAGCCGGTGTTGAGCAAGCCTTGCCTAACCTTTCTACTGAAGATTTGTACAAGCTGTTAGGCGCACAAGGCGGGGCTCAACCTCGCCGGTAAGTTGTTAAGGGATTAATTCAACTATCATTAATCCTATACTTATCTAGCTATGCCAGACAAAACTATACCAGCAAATCCTAACCCGATCACCGCCGCCGCCGGCGCCGGAAACGTCGATCTGGTACAAGGAAACATAACATCCTACCAAGGCCTCCTCGACGGACCGCAGTCCGAATTGCGTTCCAAAGTTTGGTCCGAACTCGTAACTCGGGATGCCCGGGAAAAAAACGTGTTCGACAAATTCATCGGGGGAGAAGGAAGTGACAAGCCTATTACCGAGAAGCGCGACCTGTCCGCAGGTGGTTCCGACCGGGTAGTCTTCACGACCGTTGCTCCTATTCGTGGACAAGGTGTCCGCGGGGAAGATACGCTTAAGAACGCCACGGACAGCCTCGACTTCAATACCTTCGCGGTAGAAATCGATCTCGTTCGTCATGCTGTCGCTTGGACGCAAGTCATCAAGCTTATGCGTTTCACCGGAAAAACGATCGACCAGCTTTCGGCCGAGGTAATGACCGAATGGATGGCCCGCACCGAGCAGGACCACATCCAATTCGTCATGCGTCAGGTCTGCTTGAATGCCGCCAACGCTTCCCGCAACCTGCTTGCAGCTTACGGAACCGGCGCAAATGGGGCCCTCAAGTACTCCGAAGGTCTTTCGACCGACATCATCCAGGAAGCCAAGCAAGCTCTTATCGCCTCCGGCGGTGAGCCCATGAACACTGGCGGAGATATCAATCAGGACATTCCTGGTTATCTCTTCTTTGCTCCTGACGCTTGCCTTCGTCCTTTGCGTTCCGACCCCGATTACCTCGAGGCCATCACGCAAGCTGACGTCCGTTCCGACAGCAACAAGCTGTACACCGGTTCGTACGCCAAGTGGGACAACAACATCATCGCTAACCACAATGTCATCATGGACACGGCCCGTGGCCGTCAAGGTAGCCCGCTTCTGCCCAGCTTCTCGAACTTCGAGGACATCGCAGACGTCACCGCAACCGGTGTGGGTTACCAAGCAGCTGCTGAAGCTGGAGATCACATGGCAAACTTCCTCGGTTCCAACGTCAAGATTCCTGGCGGTGGAGGTGCGGACGCAATTCGCGAAACCGGGCAATTCTACATTCTCGGTATCGACCCGAATGGCCATGTCAATCTCTATAGCTACCAGCACACGGACTTCTCCTCAGACCTTGGAAAGATCGAAAACCTTCAGTGGGTTTCCCTCACTTTGACGGCCGGTACTGAAAAGGGTAACGGAGACCACGCCTTCGGTCCAGGATCGACATTCGTCCAAGCTAACGCCATCGGAACTCCAATTGGATACGCGTTGTCCATGGGTAGAAATGCACTCTACTACGCTAAGGGTAGCGTCTTCGGAGAGCAGATCTTCCACTACGACGATTACGCCAATTCTGGAAACCAGTCGCACCTGTCTTCGGTAGGTGTCCAGTCCGTTTACGGAATGGCCGCCCGCAAGGACACCCGTGGCCGGATCCCGTCGGTACAGCTGGTCGAAGTGGTACGCCAAGTACCAGGTCTGACCCTTGCCAACTAATTCCCATCCACCACATAGCGGGTTTTCCTTGTTTAACCCGCCTAGCCCAGCCCCTTCCGGAGCATATCCGGAGGGGCTTTGGTGTTTTTAAATTTACTATGAAAATAATCATCCTTGGAAAAAGAGACCAAATGGGTACCACCCCCAATATTCGCGTAAAAGGTATGTCTCGCATACCTTACAATTTTTTGTGGGATCCTGAGATTCGACACTATGCATACGAGCCTGAGGGCCAGAAGCAGGTGGATGATATCTTTAGAGCCCAGGGTAAGATGTATAAACACCTCTATTTCTCCGTCTGGGTAGGCGAGGAAAAAGAATGCTGTGCATCGGCCAAGGAAGAAGAGCCTAAGGCCGAGGAAGAAGAGCCTAAGGCCGAGGAGAAAAAGCCAAAGGCCAAGGGTCGAAAGACGGCCAAAAAAGAAGCTACGTAATACAACCGGTAGGCCCCGGGCCCTTCTTGGGTTATTTTAAGATTATGGCCATTACCTTTTTAGATCTTAAAAATCAGCTGTCCACAATGTTGGGTGCGTCGGGGGTAGCAGATCTGCCCCCAGTAGACCAAGCAAGAATCGGGATATATGTAAATCAAGCATATCGGGAATGCTATCTACCCATAGACGGTCGACGACCCCATTGGTCGGCGAGAGAGATCACTTTAACATTTGCTGAAGACCAACTGTTTGCAGAGTTAGACCGCGATGTTATCGACGTAGACAAGATACCGGAATTGCTTGGTATAGGCCCCTTAAGCCCGTTCTCTAGCCCCGAAGATGAAATCCGTGTACGTTCCCACTACAGTCACGATTTTAAGGCCCCCGGTTTTAGAGGCCCGGGGTGGCCCCGATTCCACACCAAGGAAGCCGAAAAGGGTCAACCTTTGTGGTATTATGTAGACACTATGGACAAGGGGACGGACGACAGCGTCAAGACCCGTTTCTATGTTTACCCCAGACCCGACTCAGACTACCAAGTCCGTGTCAGGGCAAACATAATGCCGGCCGAACTTTCTAACGATACTGATGAGCCGAGACTTCCGGGCGATGTTGTATGGGATATACTATTCCCCATCGCACAAGAAAAACTATTGTCAGACCCCCGGTACAACGGTCAAAACCGTGAGTTCTTGGAGAAGGCCGCAATGAGCGCCCGGAAAAGGTTGAATACCTTGTCCACACCGCAGAAACATAAAGGGTCTTTGAGACTGACTAAACGCGGGGGTTGGTAATATGAGCTATCTTCGGATACTAGGTCGCCCAAAGATCGAACGCGATACCAATGGGCTGCGTAAAATCACGCGTCGGTATGTTGTCCAGGGGGATATATCGGAAAAAGCCACGATTGAATCGGAAGTGTTCCTACCTATGGGTACCGCCGATGTTGAGTTTGACGCAACCACCACTCAGGATCTAAAAAATGTACAGATTGCGGGGGCTCTAGCTGACGAAGTAGATCGAGAAGATCGTACGGCTGAGGGCACCGGGGCTTATTTAGTACAGCAGTCTATTGACCCCGGCCAGAATATAAATGAGGTCATTCTTACCCGCGTGTACCAGGAGCTTGATAATAGCAGCGAACCTGTACAGGTTGGAGGCGATGAAATTCAGGTAACGGGAGAAGATCGCCTATCCCTTAAAAGAACCTACATAGTTAAAAACCCCTACGCGCAACATTACCAAACGGGGAGGGTGGGTGTTGATTTTGTAATGGTTCCTGACGGCAGTGCGAATGGAGCCAAGTGCATATTGGGGACTGTACAATCCAAAGAAACGGAAGTCTTCACGGAATTTATAGAGCAATACTACGAAGACGGCGTTCTTTCTGAAAAAGTAGACTACTTACACGGGCAATACCCAAACCATAAGCTTGAAATAAGAACCCTGCGCGGAGTCGCTAAACCCCAAACACCTGATCCGACCGAAGGCCCCGGACCAACAGGTCCATGGTTTGAAACCGAAAATAGCGAAGGCCCGGGCAACGCTGACTATGGGCAGGTTGGGAAAACCGTGTGGACGGTTAAGTATGCCAAGGGCTACGGTTTGATCTCTGAGAAAAGCGAGGTCAAAGGTAAACCACCCAATACGGTTGAAGTAAAAACCATCCAATTTTTGACGGGTGAGAACGGGACTGTTCCCAGTAGTGCTATCCCCAGTTTCACAAGACAGACTTTTGTTAGTATGGACGAAAAGGATGGGTACGAACTCCACACCATCCGAGGGGTCGATGTATCTAACGCAACAGGCGTAGTAGACGCAACCGTTGCGTATAAACATGGGGACGAGGGAACCCATAAGCTAGAAGTCATTCAATCTATTTCTTACGGGCAAGCCGCAACCATTCAAAATGTTGTAGACTTTGTTTACCCGAGCGGAGACCCACACACATCTCTTGGTAATTTTGTCATAATTTCGGAGTCCGAAGACACTAAAGGTGAGTTCGATGTTTTCAAAAACACGATTGTTCGGGGGGACGGTTTGATCGGAGAATCTACCAAAAAGGTAGGGCTTACTGAGGTTACTGAACAGGTATATCTCCGCGCAACTGGAACAACTATCGGTACAACCTTAGCAGCAAACGAACTGTCTAGAAAAGTAGACCAAAAAGATGGCTACGAGGTTGTAACGATTACAGTAACTACTGCGCTAACTGGGCTGGTTGATGACAAGACGGACACCAAACATAACGGTGCGCTACTGATCAAAACACGAACCCAATTAGGTAGCGCTTGGGACCCAGCCAACGTACCCACAAATTACACACTTATATCGGAACGGAACCACCAATTCCAGACATTTCCAGCAATCACCCGAGTGTATGCAAAGGGTACGGGGGAAATAAGCCGGGGAGTCCGTAAGGTGGGCCAAGCCGAGGTTACGGAGATAACCACCCTGTATCTGTCGACCGCTACTGTACCAACCACTTTACAGACTAACGAACTCAAACGTGACGTATCCGAACAAGACGGCTACATCATTGAGCGGGTAAGTATAACCACTAGCCAAAGCGGACTAATAGATTCAAAAACCGATACCCGGAATAACGGGGCTTTGGTAATATACACACTTACACAAATCGGGAGCACTTGGGACTCTGCAAACACACCCGCCCAAGGAACTCTAATATCTGAAAGAGACCACACTTATGACATATATTCCGCGATAACCCGGGTTTATGCCCACGGAAGCGGTCAAATCCTTGAGTCAACCCGGGAGGAAAAAACATACCAAATCGAAACCTATGTCATACTTGGGACCGCAAACCCGCCCGCCGATGCTTTCGATATCCAAGTAACCGAGGAAGACGGGTACCAAAAGACCAGATATTCCTCCCGGTCTACGCACACGCCGGCTGTTCAAGACACTAATTTCAGGATCAGCCAGGGTGTTAAATACACAACAATATCTGAATTAGACCTAGACCACACTACCGCAGAGGTTAGCGGTTCTAAATCTTACTTAAGTAAAGACGATTTTATCGGGGAAAAAACAGACGTCCAAGTAGACTCTTGGGACGAACAAAGCTGGTTGCCCGCCAAAGCCTTTGTTAAAAAACACAGCGTGACAACTGTAACGTCCACCCCGCCAGCTGCTCCAGCAGTCGGGGATTTCGTATCGTACAATCAAGTAGCCCCAGACATTTGGCACAAAACTACGAATACTTTTTCCCAAGACTTTAACGGGAACTCAGTAGTCCTGAGCGAAACCACGGTTCATAGGGCGGGTTATTACTTAGTGACCACGGTTACCCTTGGGCAAAAACACGTCGGTGGTGGGGATGTTGTCGAAGAAAGTGAACAGACGGATCAGTATGGGATAACAACTTATTCCGTTACCGAAGCCTTCGCCGTAGCAGATTCCTACACTATTTACAAAACGCACGCCTTCACTGTCCCCGGGAATGTGTCAACCTCTGAACACGGGGTAGTAGAAACACCACCATACACGGTTATGTGGCCTTGTGAAATTGATGTTGAATACAGCACCACACCTGCCTCCTACACCACATATGTGCCACCGGTCGCAACAGCAGCCATGCATGTAAGATTTTATGACGGTAGTGACGATGTCTTGGAAAAAGGCGGGGGTAGTAACTATACATATTCCAACGGACTAACCATTAACTGGGCAACCGCCGCCAACGCAGAGTTTATGGGTCGATCAATTCGATCGGGGAGTGCAACGTATACCGGCATGCCCGCCTCGGCTTGGTCTAATAGCGGTAACTGTTTGGGTTCAAGTTCTAGAGAGGTGCTTTCCATTAGTGGTTTTAAAATCTTTAGGAATGAAAAAATAACCACAATGTAATTATGGTTTGGTCTCCTGAAACATACGGTCCCCCAGAGACCTACTCCGCAGTAAAAGGCGCTAGGATGTGGCTAAGGCGTACTCTAAAAAGCCGCGGTCCTATAACACACCACGTGTCCGGCCGGTTTTGGCATAACCTTGAATGGGGAGTCGACGATGTACAGGATTTTGTAGATGCTCTCGCCACCTACTTAGCTGACCCCAACGAACAATCAGTTCAGCAGGGTGATAAGATCGCGGGCATAGATAAAGAGGGGAACCAAGTAATTTTAGAGGCCCACCAAGTTGCTAATAATCCCGGCCGAGGGGATCAAAAACCAATTAACTGATGAGCACCGACATAGACTCAGGGACTATTCCACCCCCTACAAACATATACCCACAAGGTAACGGCTGGGAATTTCAATTTAGCGGCTGGTCTTCATCTACCGGCGGCGGTGGTAGCGGTTTGGAATGCCCGGAATGTTCAATTTACCGGCCGGTATCCATAGCTTCTGGATGGACGGCGGGCGATAAAATAAGCCTTGGAGCTATTAGCCTGGGTACAATAAGTCTATACAATAGATCAAACTGCGTGTCCGTAATGGCGCTCGAAAATGTTTCGATAAATGATGGGCGCCCCTACAATGCTTTGGAAATGATTGCGCAACTTCGTGCGTTTTCCATAAATAGTTGCGGGGAGATAGACGCGATTGGCCCCCAAGAAGAGAAATATTTTGATCTAGACTGCCCACCATGCACCTCTCTTGGTTACGACGATTTGTACTCTGACACCCATCAAGTAAGCCTTGGAGATGCTAGATGCATAAGCTTCGATCAAATGGTCGATATATCGCTAGGTGTAGATTATGACTGCCCCTCATCGCTTAAGATCTTGTACAAAACGCGAGCGGTAGAGTTAAACGCTTGCGGTGAAATTGACAGTATTTCCCCAGTAACCACCCATGAAAAATCGGTAGACCTCGAAGACCAATCTTACTTCACAGGGAGTGTGGATTTCGTAACGGATACAAAGCAAGAGCTTGATAACGATGGGGGAGTGTCTAGCAGCTTGAACTGTTCGACTGACGAACACTACGGGAGTGGCGGAAATTCCCACTCGCACGACTTCACTCTAAGCGTAACCACAACCACGTTTACTCTAACCACTTTCGTAAAGACGAAGACCCTCACGTTTGACTGTGGACGTCTAGAACTTGTCTCCGCAGAATCTGGCTGGATCAGTAAAGGGAGTGAAAGTTGGACTTCTCAGAGTATCAGTTGTAGCGGAGGAGGGGGCGGAAACGGCGGAAACGGCGGAGATGATGAGTGTGAGTGCGATCCAGGGTATTCAACAATTTGGTTGTATCTTTATGAGCCCGACAATCTAGACCCCCTTAACGGCACTGGCACCTACACATCCATCGAGATGACTTGGTTGGGATACCCCGATTGCTACTATGAAGCAGCGGATGGCAGTGGTTATACCCTGTCATGGGACTCCACCGCAAATGGAGGGAGCGGTGCATGGATTCTTAGCTTAACCCCCTCTCATACGGCCGGTAATTGGGATCAAAACGTAGTATGCGACCCCTTCATAGGCGGTTTCTTCTACGATCAAGACGACGCCAACGGCCTGACATACGTTGAAATTTACGACCACGACCCCGAAGACCCACCATGAGCAAAGAAGAATCAAAAGGATTAGGCGATACCGTGGCCAAGATGACAAAAGCCGTGGGTATAAAGCCCTGCGGGAAGTGCAAAAAACGACAAGCCCGCCTTAACAAAATGTTTCCTTACAAACAGAAACCAAAAAAATGAGACAGTTTAGAGTACCAAGTTTTACGGGCATACAAGCCCACCGCGATGATGCTGACCGGGGGAGTCTTAGAGTGGCCGAGGGATGCGTACCTTCCGGACCGGGTGGGCTCCGCTCCTCACCGATATTTCAAAACGTGGGTACTGTTTCAATATACTCACCCGACTCAAATAACTATCTGTCGGGTGCTACCGACGCCAACGGAAACTCGGTGCTATTCTCTAGCCGAGCCCAAGAGGTTAAAGACCTGCGGGTAAACCCCGTCGCCAATACAGATCTAGTCTCTCTAGGCTCAACCTATAACGTAGTAGTTCCAATATCGTTAGGGTCTTCTATATACCCGGATCGACCCTGTACACTATCATCTATTGGGAACAACGAAATAGCTTGGGGTGACGGGTCCGCTGAAGCTTCTACTGTTGGTATACACGCTACCCTCCCCCAATACTCTGCCTTTATTGCAGGGAATTGGATTTTAGCGCTACAGACAAAACCTTCCCGGGGATTAGTTGCTGGGCAAAAATACGAAATCACATTAGTCCAGCCCGACGGTGTCCACGCTATGACTACCGGTGGTGGTGTTGGAATCCATATCTCGCATGAAAACTTGCAGTGGGAGTATACCACGGCACCGAGCATACCGGGTAGAGTTGCGGAGCCGGACGACGAACTGTATCACAGAGAGTACGCAAGGTTCCCCAACTGCCGGTATTTTGTAGTGGGCCCCAAGAAGACAATCTTTGCCGCAGGCAACCCGGATGAGCCCTTAACCGTCTATATCTCCGAGCCCGCAGACATACAAACCCCTTACAGGGACGCTTTGTACACCGATAAAGGGCTGAGTAAAGTCCGGATTCTAATGTCTGACGGCCATGAGATAACAGCTCTTTCCGGCGGCCGAGACCATGTAGTCGTCCATACGGATGGCGGTGCCCACCTACTTCAGCCTCCCCAAGACAACCAAGCTTCAACCGGATATCGCGTCGAACAAGCCCCGTTAACAGCCGCTTCTGCCTCGGTCAATCACGATGTGGTTGGTGGAGAGATTGGATCTTATCCTTTCTGGACCGGCTTTGACGGGGAGATTTATAAAGACGAATCAGGCACCCGCGGGCCGGACGCTAAAGATGCGTATGCCGACCCCGATCAAGTCAGCTGGATGGCCAAAGGTCGATGGAACAAAGAACTCCCCACAGACCTGAGCCAAAGCTTTGCAACATACAACTCTGAGCTAGGGTACTATATCCTCTACGTTGAGAATACTGAGTATGAGGCTTGGTTAAACGCGGGGTCTCCAACTAGCTGGGCTCCCCCATCGAAATATAAAGCCTACATATACTCGGAGCTGGCCAAGTCTTTATCCGGCCCATTTGTAAACAACGACATCACCGCTATTACGAGTATCCGAAACTCTTCGCAAGTGCTGGCGGTAAACAAGAATTACGAGGTTCTTCGTGCCGACTTAGACCACTTTCGGGATCGTGACTTTCCGCTGGTTTCAGACCCGTGGCCCGACACAACATCGGTACCTACGGGAAGATTTATAGCCGCCGACTCTGAAGGTGCTTTCCTATATCGTGGTAAGTACCTTGCGTCTCCTTTTGCGGATTCCGTTCAGGGAACCGGTGCCTTAAACAGCCCGATGTACTTTGCAGACGCAAACTTGGCAATCGTGGAAACTGCGTGGATGCACTTTTCTGATGAAAGCTCCGAGAAGCAAGTGCATTCGGTAAGCTTGAACTTCTCAAACAACTCGGTCGGCAGGGTTTGGGCCTATGTCGAAAGCGATACGGGATTGGTCAGCGGTCAGTACAAGGGGACGATTCAACCCAAGATGAAAGTGTTCACCAACATCAGAGGCGTACGTTTTCGCGTACGTATGTTCGTTGCGGCTCACGAACAACACCCGTGGAACTTGCGTGAAATGGTGATGGGCTACTTGCAGGGGCAGGACGTTTAAGCCGCCCACATTTGCAACACGTCTTTATCTACAATCAAATCGGCGTAAGCTTCGTCGGTAGTGGAGGCGTCAGCATGCCTCAAGTATTTTTGAGCTACGTAGAGGCTCTGAGTAGTGGCGATATAACTACCAAAAAGTTTACGCATTTCATGCATTGGTAGCGGTCTCCCGTTCTCTACCGTAAACCCAACCGAGTGTAGCTTCTTGATTATACCTTCAAACAGCTTCCGCCCGTTGTCTTTTCGGTATCCCAACAAGTAATCTTCCCCTACCGCTTCGTTGAGTATTTTCTTACCGCGGGCTTCGTCGCCAACGGTCATACCTTCATGCCCTCCTTTAGGTGTAAAATCCAACTCGGCGGCTATATCCAACCGGCACATAGAATTTCTCGTATCAAACCATGCCCGTCGGCAATGGTAAATTTCTCCCCGGCGAAGACCGAAATAAAGCGCCAAACTAAGAGCCGTTTTTTCATCACCCTCCAAGGTCTCACAAAGGTCAAACACGGCGGTAACCATCTCTGAAGGTGGGAATTTATAGTATTTCTTAAGACCCCCGTAGAAGCCTTCGTCTCTAAGGGGCATGGCCCAGCTAATGTCGTAATGCTTGAAACGTAATTCCATACCGGGGCTAAAGACGGCTTTCAAGGCACGGATGTTCCCATTGATTGTTCGCATAACGCTCTTCCGATGCCCTTGGTCCACGATACCATCCAGTTTTCTTTCTTTATAAGTCTCAATCAGTTCGGGAGTCAGGATGTCAGCCGGCATATTTAAAACCTTTTCCCGGGGGGTGTTTAAAGCTACCCGGGGGATTGACCCAACGGCACCCACGTAGTCTCTTACGGTGGAGACTTTCCAATCCTTTACGTTTTTACTCTCCCGAATAACATCTAAGACCTCACCAATCGTTGGTATGGGGAGGTTTTTCCGGCTCATTATTTTCCGGCAAAACTGTTTACGGACTACTTCGGGATCCTCCACCATAAGCATGCCCCGTATTCGGTCGGCCTCTTTTTTAGCCTCGTCTAAGTCGTAACCGAGGGGGAATAAATAATGTTTCCCATTCCGTTTGGTGGCGTATGACCACGTCCCTTTCTCTGTTCTGCGAAAAATCGTCGTTCCTAAACGAGTCCGCTCACTGACTCTAGTTCTTGTTTTCATTATACTTGTAATTTTGTGATACAATGTTATAGTATGTGTAACTTATGTGTGGTACTTATGAAAGATTGGTTAGACCGTCAAGCTAAAATTGAAAAAGACCTATTGCGGGCTGTGGGGGAACAAGCGCAAATGGTTGCCGATGACCTACTCCCCCAAGTCCGACTGGCGGCCCTGGAGGGGGAGATGTCGTCGACTATAAAGCTGAACATTACTTTCGACTTTCGTGATGACGAAACCGAAGTAAACACCGAAGGTTCCGTAACTTTCCCTGCGAAACATTCATCGGCGGCTTCCGTAGTTTTCTAGTGAGTGATGAAATACTTGCTAAGCTTGGTTTAACGGCGGATCAGGTTAGGAAGGCGCTTGGTACTCCAGAACCACCGCCATTCGTAAATAGAGACCTGTCTGACAAGAACTATCTCAGCGGTTCTGACCAGTTGCGGATGCAACGAAGGCTTCGGTTCTACGAGGGGTTCATCTCCGCTAAATTCTTGGAGGGTTATCACCCCGGCACTTTGGGGAGGATATTAGCCTGCTCCGAAGAATCAATACGAGTACGGCTGCGGAAAGCGGGGTTCTTTAGCTAAGAAACATAAAGTCTAAAGCCAGTATAACAATCATTACGATCACAAAGATCTCAATCAAGTTCATCAGCACTTGAAATAATCCCAAGACTCTTTGTACACCTCAAACTTAGACTTCGTCTCTTCGTAGTTAGGGGAGAACCACACAGAAACCGCATTGTTGAGAGCCAAGCACGGTATGATGTACCAAAGATCCAGAGGTAGGATGTAGCAAGCTACTACATCTACCTTGGTGCAATCAATAGGTGTTTTGGAATTGGAACCACCGGCAGCTACGACTTTGTAACGCTCGATCTTACTGTTCTTATGGCTGGACACCGCTTTTGTAGAAGTGCCTTTAATCTGAACCTTGAAGACCGTGCCGGCACCGTTTACAACGATGCAATCCTGGGGTAGATGGTCTCCGCATGGGAGGAAAACATCGAGACCTTCCTTTAAGGCACGGGCGTAAAAGGCAAACTCCCATGCAGTGCCTTTACGCTTGTTGTCATTCCACCCACTCACTCAAGAAGCCCCTCTACCTTCCAAACCCTATGCTTGGGTTTAGTAAGCCAATCGGTCCCCTTAGAGAAAATGTGGTTCAACCCCCATCCGAGCTTCCTAGGATTAAGATCCTTAAGTAAGACTCGCCGCTTCTCATCAGCACTAAGTACCTGCAACAGTTCTGAAGTAGTGCCTTCCCAGACCCCATCCTTAAGGGTGGCCCGGTAGATATTCATTAATTCCGCTATGTGCGAATACCTAGAATCGGCAATAGCGAGATTCTCGAGGTGAGGGTTGATGTACGCTTTGACCCCAAACCTCAGCTCTCGTTGCTCCTGTGGAATATCGTAGTCCAACAGCCAACGGGCGAAGGCCGGCAACTCCTCTTTGATTTTGTCCTTGATGTCACTTTTGAAATCGAACCCGTCGTGGCATTTAAAGATCATCAGCTTGTCTTTAATAGACATGTCCAAGTCGGGCAATAACCGCATTGATACCGGGTCATCATTCAAGGTGACGCTGATACGACCTCTCCAGTAGGCACGGCCGGCTTTACGATACTTGCCATTGATCAAAAAGGTATCGTTGGCGACATGCTCCTTGAGCTTAGCTGTGAAACTGGTGTTGCTCGCTTGAGATTCCGATGGGGCCTCATCATCAATCAGCCACATGCCGAACTCAAACAGATGATCAGTCCACTCGTTCTTTCCGCACAGGTACTCAGAGGCTTTAATACCACCACCAAACAGGGCCCCGAGAACTTGCATGTTGTATAGAGTCTTACCGCTGTTAGAGGGGCCGCATAAAAAATGAGCGTGTCCTCTTTTTGGCGACCCAGCAAGGGCGTTACGGTATGCGTAAGCCAGCCACGCCTGCTCATGCTTAAGCTGCTCCTTCCCTAACATGTGCTCCATCCACGAGGCAATGGTTGGGAAGGCATCGCCCCAAGCGCCGGCTTCACCATCGGCAGGAACCAAAGGCGTAACCGTAGCCGTATTGAAGTACCGATTGCCCTCGTGATGCACTATCCGAGCCTTGGTAAAAGCGAAGGGAATCCCCGCCTGCACCCGCTTAGTAGTATGGATCATATGCAAAGCCCGACGAGATTCGCTGACGTTTTCGTTACGAGCAGGACGGGCTGCAAGGCTATGCCGGCATTGGAGGTCTAGTAAAACGTCATCCTTTTTGTAGTCGTGATACTGCCCACCCCCGGATTCCAAGAAATAATTCTGCCCGTCAAACCAGTAATCCTTTATGGACTCACCGATACGACCGACTTCATATTCCCGAACGAAACCGGGACTAAGAATCTCCGCCCAAGTGTAGAAATTCTTGGGCATGTTGAAAACCTGCATGCCGGTATCCCGAACGATGGCGGAGTCAACACTCTTGTGCTGTCCGCCGGGGTCCCAAAAAGTAGGCCCACGGAACCCCTCCTTGAACTCGCCCGGCCACCCGTGCTCCGGCCAAACCTTCTGCACCTCTTCCCATACGGCATCCAAGGGAATCTCGGGCGCCAAACCGGCGAAGTCAGCGGGCTTAGACGTCTCGAATATCAGGTAATTCAGATCGGCCGTCGGTATACGCGCATTAACGTCCACGGCTCGCCAATCCTTACCGTGAAGGAGGTAGTGCTGACGCTTGAAGTTGCCGGAATCAAATCCACGGGCAATAGCGTCACGTCCGGTAAATCGCATTTCCTTTGCAATCCGATCTAAAAGACGGACGGTGTGGGAAGCGCTGATCGTCATGATCGGAGATTCGAAAAACCAAACGGCATGAATACCGTCGTTGTAACTACGGGAAACGTAATTTACGGGGTACTCGTGGTCGATCAGCCGGGTAACGATCTCCTCGAACTCGTCGTTGGTGAAGGTGGCGTCCCAATCTACGCACACCCCGTGTAAAAATTTGATTGGGTTTTTAGAGCTTATCCGGCCGTGCGGGTTAACCCCCTCGGCGGCACTGTAAGCGTTGTACTTGGTGGTCGGTAAGGCGGCGAAACGCTTGTAGGCTTCGGAGCTTTCAAACTCCGGGAGTTCAAACTCCAGCTCCCAAGGCTTACGTTTACTGACCTGCTCCGAGACTAAGTTCTTTAGGCATAAAAGCTCCATTACTACCAACCTCCAAAAAGTTTGTTACTGTCTCAACTGGGTCCACACCCCAATAATCCGTGATCCTAAAATCAACCTCCTCCGCGGGCAATTCCTGCTCGGAAGGGTGGTTGTCTTTATTTTCAATAGGGGCGTCCAATTTAATTACTTTTCCACCCAAAGTATGGATCATTTCCGTTTCATTTACAAACCGAACGTCGTCGATTACCCAATATCGGTTACCGCCGGCTCTCAGTCGGGACTCGGCCACTCGTACCCAGCCAAGAGGGTCTACGGTTTTTCTCATCCACTCAGTCCCAAGCGTCTGCATTAGAAACCGGGGCGTGACCTTGAGATCTTGAAGCGGTGTTTCTTTCAGCACCGGATCGTTGATACAATGTTCGGGAACGCCCATAGCTATGAGCATGCGTTTTATAGGTTCAGCGAAAGACAGCCTCTCGAACCCATACTTTTCAACCAGTACCTTTGCGAATGTAGATTTCCCACACCCCTTCGGCCCATGTAATCCTAATATTTTCATTTTGTGTAGTGTTCAGTGATTATACCCTCGGCGGAAAGCGGAACCTGTTCCGCCCATGCCGGAGGTGTTGACATTATTTCGATAACATTCTTCAGATGGTCCTCGGCTTCCTTGGCGTCGACCTCGATCACAACTTCGTCATGGACGTGCATGATCGGGTTATACCCATCAACACCTAGACGATAAAGCATGTCAGCGAATACATCCCGAGCCGTAGCTTGCACGGCGTTCTGGAAAAGATTGGCCCCGTAGGTAAAGGTACGGCGTAGACTACCTAACTGAGTGGCGGTGGTAATACCGTCAGTCTCATGCCGGCAGCGGAAATACCTAAGGTAACGACCGCTGGGAATAGTGAATAGGAGGTCGTCCCCATTGTCTGCGGCTTGGCGCAATAGACGATCGTAGTGCTTCCAACCTGCGGTGATTCCGGGATTCTTTTTCCGGAAATCGTCCACCTGAATATAGGCGTTGACCCATTGCCGACGGTCTTCGGTCGACAGGTGGGGGTAGAGGTTAGCCTTGGCGGGTTGATACGAGCCAGCAAAGGATTGAAAGGCGATCTCATCCTGCTTAGTAAAAGGCCGATCCAAGATGTCCTGCTGTCCGTAGAGCTTGACGGTCTCGGCAAACTTGAACCACCCGGAGCCGTAGCCCAACTGCAACACACGAACCTTGGCCAAGGTGTACAGCTCAGGATCCTCATCCTTGAGCTTACCGGAATCCCAGCCCATGGTCTGACGGGCGTGAGCCTCGTAAGGAGAGGTGCCGTCCTTCAACATGTTCAAGAAGTCCCAATTCTGAGCCAGCCAAGCGGTGATGCGAGCCTCAATCTGAGCGAGGTCAACTATGAGTAAGACCCGGCCGTCTCGGGCGGTGACTATGGATCGGACGTCAACCCCATACTGTGCGGCACGGGGCATGTTTTGGATATTAAATCCCCCATCACCACTCCATCTACCGGTAGCGTCAGCGCCCCAGTATTTGAGGTTATAACTGATGTTATCACAGTCAGCACGGATCCGGTCACGAATGGCATACAATGTCTGAAGGTGCTTATTAATCCGGCCTACCGCTTGCATGTCGGCGGGGAAGGTGATCTCCTCACCGTACTTTTTCTCCCACGCTATAAAGTCGGGGTTGTCCCGGTTAAGAGATTTAGGAGGCTCGATACCCCGGTTACGACACTCAATCGCCAAAGCTTTTTTGCTGTAGACGGCATAAGGCTTCTTGGTGTCCGGATCAATCTCCTCGAACCAAGGTAGCCGTTGCTGAGCCTCGAACAGTAGGCGTTCAAGCTCTTGAATGGAATTGGATAATTTTGAGGTGTCAGCCGGTAACCCGCTCCAAGCCATGTCTCTGGTGGATTGAGATAACCATCTCTCCTGCTCAGGCCACAGCCCCCAAAGCTTTTCCCAAATTTGGTAGCAGTACTTGGCATCATCCAAAGCGTAAGCCAAGGTCTCTTTAAGCTCGTCCATGGCGGCGAGATCATCCCAGTTCTTACCCCGCATGTTTTCACGGACGCCCTTGTCCATTTCGACACCGAGAATTTCCTTGGCGGCACCCTTAAGGTTCCGCTGATATTGGAAGTACACGCACATGTCGGCGGTGCAAATCCAACTGACATTAAGTTCGGGGATCACTCCCTTCTCTTGAAGATGCCAGAACACTCGGGAATCGAAGCTGGCATTATGCGCGATTAAAGTGTACCCATCCAACCTCTTCCAATCAAAGTCGGAAGGGCGGCCAACAAACTCGAGGTCCGGGCCGTAAATGGATACCATGTAAGCATCAAACTCGGGATGCGTTACGTATTGGTAAGTGCCCATCTTGGTGATGGACAGCTGCGTTGTATAGTAGGTCTCGAAGTCAATAGCTACGTGACCGCTTTTTATATCGTTTTTAGTCATTTGATTTTGTGATGTTTACGGGTTCACCCCGTTGGTTAACGTGCGTGAGGCGGGGGGCCCCTAGGGAAGTACGTCCATTGGGAGAAAACGCACCGAAGGAAGGGGCCCCCCTGAACACACACACTGGTGCTTAGAGGCTATGAGCGAACCTCTAGCAAAAATCCTTGAGCCACTCCTGGAACTCCGGGGTGTTCTTGTGGCCCCGCTTAAGGTCGGGAACGACCACAGTCTTACCGTTGAAGTTGTCGGTGGTAGTTGACAGATTGAAAGTACCGACCGTAAATCCTTCTCGGTAGTACATCCGGAAAGCGGTGAACATCTTCACGGCCGCTCTCTTATAGGCCACACCCTTTATCCGCCACACGGCAAAGGCATAGTTCTCATCATTGTAATCGAACGGGAACACCTCCGGGTCATCTCCCTTGATTGCGATGAGGGCGTCTGCGATGGGAAGCCAGTCCGGTTTTTCGCCATTGGCGCCCCATTCGAAGGAACCTCCGGCTTTTACGGCATCGGCCTTGGATTTGATCATCGGGATCTCTCCGTCATCCCAGTTGACGCTTTGTTCAAACATCTTGCTGATGCGCAAGACCGTGAACTCGCAGGGTTGCTCGAGCTTGGTCTCGCTGTCGAGAACGATGTCCCCGGCGTTGAAATCCTTGCTCTCTTGAGCGAGCTTGCTGATCCCCTGAAGGATCTGAAGCTTTGGAAACGCGATATCACTTGCGTCCAAGTCTGCGACTAGGTTGCTCCCGGCCACCGTTACTGCACCAATGGATTCCTCGGTGTAGCTGGTCTCCCCGGATGCTTCCGCAAGGACAGTCGTTTCAGTCGTAGTTTCTTCACTTAGTTTCGATTTACTCATTACTAGTATTCTATTTTGTTTTTGTTGGATGACGCATAAACACGCCAAGTTAAAGTTTTTTGAGGTAGGGGGTACGAATGCGCTCTTCCTCCGGAGCCAGCTCACCGGCTTCCTCGAGTATCAATTCTAATTGCCCACGAGCCCCAGTCTTCTGCCCACGGGGCATTTTCTCAGCATAGATTTTAGCTAACTGGGATAGGGAAACGGAGGAGGCTTTCATAAATTCTTCGGGGGTTAAAACATCGGCTAGAGCCTCATATGCGGCTTGAGGATCCTGTACCTTAGCAGAAGGTTGGCGCCAACGCAAATCATATCCCGGAATTTCTACACCTTCTTCCTCGGCAAGCTTCATAGCCTGCTTCCTAGCGGCACTCGACCACTTGTCGATTACCTGTCCGATGTTTAACATCTGGGCCAAGGTACTGGGGTCTTCGATTAAGGCGGGGTCGTATTTCTTCATGACCTCCAGCTCGAAATCCTGGATTGTACTGGCGTATTTTCTAGCTACGGGAAGAATCTTATTACTAAGGGCTTCACACGTCAGCTGATGCTTGCAGTACCGACAGCCCTCGGTGTTTGGTCGAAGGTCGACGGTGTCGGAGGTAGCCTTGCCAACTATCACTTTTATCCGCAGACGGATTTGTTCAAGATCCTCACGAGTGTAGTTATGCCGAAGCACCTCATCCCGGCGAGGTATGACGAAGTGAATAGTTGCCGTTTCTACGTCAGGGAATTTATCCCACGCACCCAATAGGTACGCTTGCCCTTGGATGTTGATGTCAGCATCGTCGATTTCACCCCGACCAAACTTCCAATCCACCACATCCATGTGGGTGCCCTTGATTATAATCATATCAACGGTGCCAAATATTTTCTCAGACATCCCACGCCTCCTCTATACCCACGGCCACATCCCATTCTTCCCGATCGCGGGCTAATAATCTATGCAGCTGATTAGTCATCTTGAACATGTACACGGGAATGCGCCCCTCTTTGGTCTCGATGACCACGCCGTCATCGGTACCGATAACAGCCGTTCCAGCGACTTCCTTCCCGGTTTCCAGCATGGTAAGCATAAATACCTCAGACATTCCCATAGCGTATTACTACTCGTTGTTCATTTAGAACTATGTCTGCCCCCTCCACCATAGGGGCGACATAGTCTAAGCACCTGCGAACGCAACGGCGCTGTTCTTCGTTCAAGCCCGTCAGGTCTTCGTTCTCGACGGCGCTGTGGAGCATGGTCCCTTCTTCAGCCCATTCGTTGGTCTCGTTATTAGACCGAAAACCCGGGCAGATCTCCACATATTTCAATGCGGACGGGCCTAATTCGTGATGAGCTTCCGGAGTGGCCATCAGTTTGTGTCAGGTAAGGCTTCAGCCATAAGCTCCATCACCTTGTACATTTGTTTTGTTTCAGCCTGTAGGCAGGAGATCTGGTACGATTGGAAGGCGATGAATTTCAATAGCGCTTCCTCCCCGTACTGTTCCGGATCGGTCATCTCCTTCATCTTGGCTAGATGCATATCAAGCTGTTCAAATATTTCCGATGGTAGATCTTCAAAGCTGTCGATCTCTTGGAACTTGTGGCGCATCGGATCCGGGTCGTGTTGTCGTTCAAATCTCATCCTAATTCAGAGCAGTGGTTGTTAAGGAACTCGACGACACCGGCTTTGGTGGTCGTGCAGTCAAGGTAGTCCGGCTCGAAGGCTTCCGCTTCGGGCTCGAAACGTTCGTCTTTTCCCCGGTTGATTCTACGGAATACCTTGTTGGCCTCCGTGGCACTAGTGAAAAAGAGCTGGGCACGACCGCCGACGGAATCGTCAACGTTGGTGACCATAACTCTTACTATTTTTACGGGTTCTTTTGGCATAGGTGTGTGGGTTTTGTGTTGTTAGTACTGACCCGTCTGGATCAGGAAGTAGATGAGGATAAGCATCCCCACCGAGAGAGCGGCATGTACCGCCACCAGCGTCCCTATTATAGTCTGGGCGGTCCAGTAAGGGTGTCGGATCGGCCTTGGCGGGGGCGGGATGGCGGCTTTGATATAAGGTTTTTCAGTATCCTTAGAAGTCTTTTTAGTTGGTTTATCATAGCGTGTTATTTTGTCGGTTTCCATCATTGTAGTTATTCGAGCAAGAAGCTCCATCTCCTCAGCTGTTGGTAATTCATTCATGTTAAATAGCGGGGCGCCCCAATTAATAATGTTAGATTTCCAGCCAAACACGCGGGACGCCCCTAAAGGTCAGGGGCCTATCCTCCAAAGGCGTCCGACTACCCATAGGGTGAGCGCGAACGAGACGCCTTGAATAAGCCATGCGATCCAGCCGGTCATGGCGGCGTTAGTAAATCCGTGATAAAAACCGTACCCAAAGGTCAGGGCGAACCATCCGGTCCATAGTTTTGCTAGCTGTGTATTTGTCATTATATTACTGGGTTAAGCTCATCGTCATTGAGCAAGTCTAGATTGGTAAGCTTCCGGCGGACAGCTCGACAGACGCCCATCTCGACCGTATCCGCTGCGAATATGATCTTCTGTACCGATGCCGTCGAACCCCCGGCCCGGTGGACTCGTCCCAACGTCTGCCGAAGCTCGACCGCCGAAAAGCTTGGGGAAATTAAACTGACGCGTGGGTAATCACCGTTAACGTCATGGAGATTAAGGCCGACACCGCCCGCCTGAATCATGGCGAGACATATACGATTGGTGTCGTTTTGAAAATTTTGGATGTTCTCCGCCCGATGATCCTCACGTTGGCCCCCGACGATGGTGGAGATCCCCTTTTTGAGAGACCCAAGCCGAACGCCGATGGCGTCAAGGGTGGCGCGGAAGTTGACGAAGATGGCAACGCTATTCCCCTCCTCGATCGCGTCCTTGGCCAACTCTACGAAGGCCGGCACCTTTAGAATCTCGGCCTTTTGACGGGCTTCGAGCTGAATAGTCAACGCCGTCTCCTCGTAATTGGAGGTCTTGTCGAGCAACTCATTAAGCTCCTCAGCCATGTCGGCATAGATGTCATCATACGCTTTGGTATCTTCGATCCGGTACCCATCGGCAACTATCATCGTTTCCGGGAAAGTACCCTTGGGCAATTCCTTGATGCGGATACGGCTACCCCGGTCAGGGTAAATGTGGTCGTGCAACTTTTTTATCGTCACGGCAGAGTTGTTAAACACCATCCCGCCAAATCGACCACGACCGCAGTTGTTGGATAAACACCAATTCCACCAATCACGATAGCCATGCATCCCCAGTAGATAGCCGATGGCACGAAGGTCGACGGGGCTACCGGAAACGGTGGCGGAAAGCATAAGCGTTGGAATGCCCGCCGTCTTTGCCGCCGCAAGCATCTTGGAATTGAGGGTCTTGTCACCCTTGCAACGATGCACCTCGTCAAAGATCAACACGGTCTTGGAGGGGTCGATATTCCATTGGAGTTTTTTACCCCGGACACGGGAGAGGTAGGGAGTCTTGCCGGAACGGAGCTTGTCGTAGGTAAAAGCGTAAGTCGGGTCATGGGGGCGGTACCGCTTCATCCATTCCAACCACGAAGGAATGACTGCTTTAGGCGATACCACGAAGGGAATACGTCCCAAATTACGTGCTACCTCTAACCCCATGACCGTCTTACCCGTTCCTGTATCACTACCATCCAGCGCAAACCCGTGCCGGCGCATCGCATTAGTCAGCTGGTCCACGTGTTGGACCTGCCAATCAAAAAGCTTTGGTGCTTCAGACTGTAAAATTTTACCCATTTTTATAGCGCTCGAGCTCATTAAGGTCGTGGGATACCGAGAAAATTACCGGGCATGTCCATCTCTCCATCGCCCCCTTGGTCCATGGCGCCAAGCAGATCACGAAACCAGTCCATGACATTCATCTCCTCAGAGTGGGCAACGGAAGTAAAGGTCGAAAACATCTTCTTTAACGCCTGTTGCTCGATCTGCCGGACACGTTCACGGGTGACCCCCATGACTTCGCTGATTTCCTGAAGCGTGTAAGTGCGCCCAAGGGACGGATCGTAATAGTGTTCGGTACCATCTTCAAGTATCAGCGGCAGGTTCCCCGACATAAACAACTGAAGGCGCGTGTCCGCGTCGGCGTTGGTTACGCCCCCGGTCTTTGGCAATCCTTTGTCGAGATCGGACTTGGGTGGCTGATCTTTCGAGGGTTTGGATGAGGGCTCTTTGTCTTTCGACCTCTGCGATGAGTTCGAGGACGACCTCTTGGTGGTACTCCCTCGTCGTGAAGCGCTCGCCGCAATGACGGCACTCACGGCGTCGGCGTTTGTGCCCGTTACTGAGCCGGCTGTCTTTTGTTCTCGATCTCCCATAGCCGCAGGACGGGCAATTCACGCTTCGGGCTCCTCTTTCTCTCCCTCTTCCTCTCCCTCCTCGGGTGAATCCGGATTAAAACACACGCCTTCAGAATCTTTCTCATCCATGGCCTGCAAGGACACCTCGAAAACATTCCGGGCAAGATCCTTACCGTAACTACCGGCTAGGATGATGGAGGCCCCGTGGAAAAAACCACAGGCCAAATTAAGATCGACCACAGTGTTCTTGTCTTCGACCAAAGGGTCGACCGCGCTAAAGGCTAACTGCACGGCAGTGTTGAAAATTTCTTCACTGTCGCTACCGGGTTTAATGTCGATACTCACTGGTCGTCCTCCTTATCTTGTTCAAGCTGGTCCATAAATTCGTCGTAGGACATATCCTCAAACTCTTTGCGGGTTGCTTCGTAGGCCTCCTCGAGCTGTTGCAGACGGTTCTCGTAGAGGGAGTGACTTCCGGCGGAATAATTTGCGAAGTCCTGAGCCATAAGCTGTAGGTTAATCTCTACCCCTTCTACTGTGCCGGACCAACGTACGGTGTTGCCGTACTCGATGGATTCAATTTCCTCAGCGTCCAACGATAGGGTGAGGTTTACTATTTGGAAGGGCCCCTTCGGATCGTCAAGATCAATATCGGGACCGGTGCCGTTCTTGTTTACATTACTCATTTGTGTGTGGGTTTTGGTGGGTTAGAGAGGAAACTCTTCTGAGAGCCCCTCATTTGAAACACCACAGTAAAGCAATGTATAACACCTGTCAAGCAAATGTGCAAAATTTGTAAAGAAACCCCTGGAGCCCGCATGAATCCAGGGCGCGGATCTCCGATTTCTTCAAGCGAGCCTACTTTTTTCGGACTCGTCGGCACCAACCGCGTGGTGAACTCATTGAGACGGAACACCCCCGAGTTCCATGTGTCTCGCCCTGGAAAATTATTTCTGTCTCAGCACCCAATCAAGTATCAAAACGGCGTCAGCCGTGGCGTTCGTTATTTTGTAATCGGGATACAGCCGGACCGCGTTGTCCTTTAACTGCCGTTTACGCTCAGTGTACCCCATCTTAGGCTTCAACCCCCGGAGACCTTTCTGCCACGACTTAGGACC